TTACTATCACTAGTTTCCAGCTGTTGGCTGGGAGTTCAGGGTTGTACTTAACAGGGACTCGAAACTGGTTTTCGGGACCCCTTGGAACTGAGATGAACGATTGGTAGTCGTTTAGGTCAGGATCTGTCCATAGCATGTATCGGAGTCTAGGGTGCAGCTCTAGACGTAGACCTGTTGGAAGCCTAGTTTCCCAAAGGTATGATGGACCATATCGGTCGACTAGATCCTGGTAGATCTTCTTGACTAGATCGGTACCTATTGACATAGTTCTAACCTCCAAGGCCCTGTCCGAGCCGGCCGCAGATAGGCTTGTGACCTTCCGACTCGGACAGGACGTTGAGGGTTAGACCTCGCCGAGGCGCTTGTTGCATTCGTCTCGTAGGTCCCGAACTTCCTGCTCTGACAAGGCGACCTCGATATAAGCGATCATGCCTCCATCATCCTGAATCTTTCGGATGACGAGTATGCCAGCCTTACTTCCATCTAGGGCTGCTCCGCTGAATCTAGCGAAGGTCTTCATGTAGCCGCCACTATGAACGCGTTGAGCGCCTGTGTCTTCGGGACACCGTTGCTGTCGAAGAGACCGAATAGGCCTCCGTCGTACGAGTTGTCCCACCAGGAGAAGATGAACAGCGGTCCTGCCCACGACCACGTGCGTGCCTTCTGGAAGGCTTGCGTGATAGATTCAGCCTCGAACGCAGTGCCGTACTGGTCCGTCGGCGCTCCGAACTCGGTGAGCCAGATCTGCTTGTTGCCGTCGCCATGGGACACCATGATCTGGTGCATTTGGGGCAGGTAAGCCCAAGGGTTCCAGGAGTCGTTCGTCTGGCTGGGCAGGTCTGGGAAGCTGTAGGGATGGGTGTTCATCCCGTCGAAGTATCCCTGCGCACCGTCTGCGTACATGTCCTGGAGATAAGGGATCGGTTCAGGGTTCCCGGGGCCTAGTCCTCCTACTAGGACTACTGCTGTAGGCTCCATAGACTTGATCGTAGTGTATGAGGCCTTCAGGATGGCAGTGTACTCCGCTGCTGAGATTCCTCTCAGGTTCGGTTCGTTGATTATCTCGTATACGTGGACGCCTAGTGGCCAGAGTGTCTGGACATCCGCTGTGGCGTTGGATGATGTGTCGGATGGGTTGCTACCGTTAACGATGGCTTCGACGCTGATTCCAGCTGCGATGAGTTGCTTGACGACCCCTGCGTGAGAGTTTCCGCCTGCATCCATGCGCCACCACTTGACGCCGTCGGTCTTCATCATCTGAATGATGCTGGCTTGTTGACTTGACGACATGTTGTCTAGAGTATCCTGGAAGCCTCCTCCAGGACTAATACTTGCTGGGACTCCTGTGATAGAGCCCGAAGTAGACGGAGGTGTAGTAGTTGTCTGAGTTACCGACGACGGGACAGTAGTGGTTGGTGTAGTCGTCGTCGGAGTTGTAACGATCGGTGTAGTAACGGTAGGCGTCGGAGTAGGCGTTGGAGTCGCGCAGGGCTCTTCGGTGTGTCGGATATGTGGCGTACTCGAGTGATGGTGTGTACGGGTAGGCGTTGATGATGCGACTACTAGGTGTGTTGCTGTAGGAGACTGTGAACTAGGGTTACTGCCTCCTACCAGCACCAGACTTATGCCTGTTGCTGTCAGAGCTCCTATTGCCGTTCCGAATGTTCGGATCGGTGGTCGCATTGCGACCTCTCTTTCTCTTGGGATCCGCTCCCCAAGTCTTTGCGAACATGGTGGCTCGGATTACTTCGGCCGCTGCCGGGAGGCTTTCGACCTTCTTCAATCGGTCCGCCCGCGTCCTTGTACGTTATTCCTCGGAGGAAGTAGCTGACGGATGGTCGAGATATCCTGTACATCTTCGCTATCCATGCCATAGGTATGTCGTATTCAGCTCTGATGATGCGGGCTGCCCTGACTTCAGCGTCCGTCATTGCGGCGTTGTTGTTGTTTTCACCGCGCTGGTAGCTAGAGTTATTATACGGCACCGGAATCATCTAGGTTTTCGGGTTTCGGGGGATTACGCCGCTTTCCTGTGAGTGATTGTTGCGGGAAGAAGCTATAGGGATCGTGTGGGATTCCATAGCGTGCAGTCGAGCCTGATTGATCTGCGGCGTCGGTATCCCAGCATTGCACTGTTCTGAAGCCTATTCCATGACGACGATGCCTTGTGTACATCAAGGTCATGATAGTTATGAATGTTAGGGCTAGATACATCGTAAGGGTCTGAAGTATTCCTATGGTGAGAAAGAACCAGACCGTAATGATACATGCTAGTATGATGATTGGTATAGCTAGGACTACTAGTCCCATACCTAGTAGCATATGCTTACTGGGGGACAAATCGTCCCACGGACTGTTTCTGTGTTGAGGAAGTCTGTGTCTCATTGGCGTGGATTCTTCCAGTCTCTAGAAGTAACGAAAGATGCTCTCGTGGATAGCATTGTAAGTGTTCCGAAGACTCCTACCCAGAACCAGTTCTTGACGGATATGTTTTCTAGAAGGAGGTATGAAGAGACGAACTGTAGGATTATGTAGCGTCCTAGTCTAAGTATCAGTTCCTGAGTTGTTAGGCGCTGAGACATATGATACCTCCTCTATGGCTTCTCCTGTAGCTGGGCAGATCCAGATGATTGTGAGTCGAAGATCTACGTATCGGAACCCGAAACCTAGCTGGTGCGGGCCGACGTAGGGATGGACTCCGCAACAGTGCGAGCATCTGATTCCATGAGACTTAGGTAGCGCTCTTTTGTGCTGACTTCCCTTAGCGTTTAGGTAGTCAGCCCACGGGAGACCTGTCTTATTCCGGTACATATCCTGAAGGACTATTAGTAGCTAGCTGTGCCTTAGCGGTCTCTGCAGCTGCGACACCGTTTAGGGCCCCGAGGGTCGATTCTGCCGTGGTCTTAGCCTTAAGGCGCACTGTCCAGACCTCGTTCGAGTCTTCTAGGTATTCGAGGACTTCGACTCGAAAGGTCCTCTTAATTCCGTCACCGTCAGGCATTATCGAGTCTCCAGTCCGTATTCTCTTAGTAGGTCGTCTAGTGCGTCTTCGAGGTCGGCGCGAAGGTCGTCTATGAGACCATAGATCTCGGATGGTTTAGCACGTTCGACTGAGTCCTCGAAGTCTCTGAGGAGCGTGTCGATCTTCGGGATCCTTACTGACACCTTCAGGGCCTTTCGGTGTTAGTGTTGCCTAGTTCAGTACCTTCGAAGTTAAGATCTGCGAGGATAGTCGATTTTATACTCATGTAGCCTATTCGCTTAGTCCCGATAGCAGGCATCTGCCACCGTGTCATGTCTGTTTCAGCCATTTCAGCGTCTTCGTATACGTATTCGAGAAGGCGTAGTATCCTAACTGGCTTGCTTGGGGCTTCTCGTTCGGCCCCCAGCTCCATACCTGCATCGAATGCGTTATGGAGGTCATCTTCTGTGAGCTCGTGATAGTGCGGACCGTCTTCGCTGTTTCGCCAGTGTTCAAAGTTCTGGTGCACCATCTTCGGGACCTTTCGGTGGTAGCTTGCCTTTAGTTCGTAGTAGTTCGTCAGCTTCCTCGACGTTAATGACTCTACGGCCGCAGTCGCAGTACTTCCAGTCCAGTACACCCTTTTTCATCCATCCGTAGACTTGAGGTGCATATACGTCTCGGACTTTAGCGTACTGAACGGGTGTCATCCATTCAGAGCCTTCGTTATCGAAGGCCATCATTTCCTTGATCAGGTCGTCAGTGTTCACGGAGTTGTCGCAGGAATTCGCGTGTCTCTTCGTCCTGGCGGTACATGTATGCTCGAGTTTCGGCTTCTGGACTGTATAGTGGCCCTGTAACCTTGAGGTCTGTTATAGTGACAGGCCTAGGCGCTTCTAGCGTAACCGTTGAAGGACTGTCAGGCCACTCGTGGTAGTACGCTTCGCTAGCAACCCAAGGGTCGGGCTGGTATACAGTGTCTGGTAGGTAGATAGGGGCTGCATACTTAACGTTGTCCCATTCGTCCTTCCATTCACGGAGTTCTGCGAGACGCATTTGCTCGTTGAACCATTTCCCGAAAAGGAATCCGAGACCTATTAGGATAGCTGATACTATGAGTACTATGCCTGCTATTTGAAGGTGGCTCATGTCGTTGCCTTATGAGATGGCGTAGAACGCTGTAGGTGACCAGCTTCCGCCGTAGGAGTGGAATCCTACTGACGTACCTGGTTGTTGTGCTCCGAAGGTCTCGCCCGGCTTAACGTACAGCTCGACATGACCAGAGCCAAAGAAGGCTAGGTCGCCAGGCTGTGGATTACTCGTCGGGACTAGGAGTCCCGATGATGTGCCCTGTCCTAGCATCGAGTAGGTATCCCTAGGCATGTTAGATATTCCGATCTGCAGTGCGGACCAGTAAACTAGTCCTGAACAGTCGAAACCTCCTGGAGATGCTCCGCCGTAGACGTACGGGACGCCCTGCTGAGTCTCAGCTTCTGCTAGAAGCCTGCTAGCTAGTGACCCGTTAGTCGGTGGAGGAGCGTAAGTATATGTGACGGTCGGAGTAGGAGTCGGAGCTGCTGGCGCCGTATACGTCGGAGATCCTGACGGTCTCGGCGTATACCTCGGCGTGCTGCTTTTATGCGTAGCCGCAGTATGCGTGATCGTCGGTTGAGCTGGCTGGGCGAATTCATCTGACAGCAGTTTCCGGATCTCTTGCTGAGAGTAGGACGGTACCTGAGCTGCTGTTGCTTGCGACTTAGGCTTATGGACGATCATGTCTGCTGCTTGTGCAGGAGATGAGCTGCCGAAGCTGACTATTGCCCAAGTAGCTAGGCTTGTAAAGGTAGTGACGATGACTAGGGCGCCTGTAAGCAGGCGGCGTTGCCGCCGACGACAGTGAGGACACGGTCGCCGGCGGTTCCGCCTGCTGCTATTAGCAGCCATCGTACGGGGTCCACGGGGAGTAGCCCCAGAGCTTGACCGCTGCCCAGAAGATCGAGGTCTGGTAGGAGGCGGAAGCGTTCCCGAAGAGGGCTCGGCTGCCTCCAGCGGCGACCCAGGTGGAGAAGCTGAACTGGTAGAGACCGTAGTGACCGGTCGAGTTCATGACCTGGGCGTTGCCGCCAGACTCGCGCGCGATAATGCATGCCTGCATGGCGTTGCTAGGCGTTATCGGGTGCGTTAGCGCTGTAGTCAGCACAGCTGCGGTGGTCGCTTTGCTGCACTTGAACGTCAGGCGCTGACCTGAGAGGATCAGGTTCGGGCTACTTCCGATGACTGCCCGGTCCTGGCTGTAGATAGAAGACCAGCTGCTTGAGTTACCGCACATCTTCTGCGCGATCCCTGACAGTGTGTCTCCTGGTTGAACTGTGTAGTGGTAAGTTACAGCTGATGCTGCGAGTGCAGCGCCGACGGCTGCCAATCGGAGTGTAGTCCTGCGTTTTGATCGCCTGTGGACGATGCTGTCGAAGATTCGATCGATGAAACTCATGGATGTCTCCTAGCCTTTACGGATATGGGACACTCATGACCAGAGGGCGACCTCCTTGATATTGGAAATAGAATCGGCCATGAGCTTAGTGTGCTTGGTTCATGGCTTCGACTCGATTGCTTGAAACCTGTAGTTCTTCGAGCCTCTGTACGATCCAGGCTCCGACAGGTCCTCGGGTTCTGTAGTAGTGATGTCCTGCGATGTGTACGATGTCGAACTGCTCTGGAATTACCCCGAATAGGTGTCCTGTGAGGTATAGTCAGGAAGCGCCTACGAGTACCTTGCGGGTCTTGAATCCGCGTCGGAACGCTGCTGTGAGTTGTTCTTCTTCGCCTGCTAGTAGGTCCCATATGATAATACCTGCTGCACCGTAGATCCATCCGGTAGATCCGCGGCGAAGCAGGTGTGGCTTGAGCGTGACGTCATCGTCAGGCATCGTTGTTCCCTTCCTGTTTTCAATTCAGGTGGTGTGTGAGGAACGACACTGTATGTAGTTGCTTATCGGTTCTAATTTCGATTGATAGTCTTAGGCTACTAGCTTGGTAACGTAGCCTTCTAGTCAGTCTCGGAAAGTCCCTAGGATTGACGTTTTGAGCTGTTTTCCACGCTCCGTCGGCTGCGGATTCCTTTAGTATGTCACTGTAGTCGTCCATCCTATCGTTATCCCTAATCTTTAATATAATTTTAACATTAGTACTAGCGAATTTGCTAGAGTCTCTCCAATAGTATTTTATTGTTATTTTTAGATATTGTAGATCGTTACCACATCTGGTCCCATGCTTCTCGCTTGTAGTGTACTTCGTCGTGACAGCCGTAATCTCTGCAGTTGTGGTATCCTGAGTCGAAGCGAAGTACTTTGGGAACTAGCCGTTGCTCGAGTGTAGTCCAGTTGATGTTAGGGATCGTAGCTCGAACAGTTACTGGATCTTCTCTAGCTCTGTCCCAGTCTATGTTGAATCCGCAGTCTCGGACCTTGCTGTCTGTCCTGAATATGTTAGTTTGGATAATGAGTAGATAACTGTGAACCGTATGCTTCCACTGACCCAGTTCGGCTCCTTGATCCAGCTCACCCGAGATATCCACGTTGGTGAAGAATCCGTCGGTATTCCATCGATACACTGTACCATTGTGGGATACGGCCTGTCGCATGGCGTCGACGAGTATCGATCTAGTTGTTCCCCGTATGTAACTTCCCAGATCTGGACGGAACGTCGGTAGCTTGGGAGATAGAAACTTTCCAGGCAAGACACTCTGTGTCACCTTCAGGATACGTGATGTTGGTTTGTCTTCTAGAGCCTTACGAGCGTCATCTAGAGTTTGTGCGAAGTCCCCCAGTTGAGGAAACTCTAGCATCACGGAAGCGTAGGCGCTGACTAGGTCGTACTCGTGTATTGGGCCCGGGATATAGCCGCAGGCTACTGATCCGATTTCCGGTGAGGGGTCTAGACCGTGCGAGACGATAGGTATTGTGCTCAGATCTATCTTCATGTCATGAAACAGAAAGTCTGCTATAGACGAGTTTCGGAACCATCTGTTCTGGTATGCACGGAGTCCGACTTCGGCAAGCTCCGATCGGGCCTGATTCATGATGGCTGTAGCGTCGTCTGTTCCATAGAGTGCTGCAGTTCTTTCTAGTGACTGAAGAAAGAATGGTCGTACATCGTATATGCGGTTGGTCTTTCTGGAATCGCCTACCTGATACCAGAGTTCGCCGCCTGTGACCTGCGTACCCTCTTTGTACGTACGCATGCATACTTTTCCCCAAGGTGTGGGTACTGGTATGCCTTCACTGAATATGATCTGCAGATTTCTGTCTGAGAATGACGCTGCCAAGTTCTTAGCTACTTGCCGGAGTTTGCCGTAGCAGACCTGCGTAGTCTCAGTGTCTGTAAAGTACGTGTTGAGTGGTGCGAACTCTAGTTGTCTCTTGGCAACTTCGCGTGCACGAGCTCGCTTCTTGGTTTCTAGGGTGTTAGTACTGCGGAACTCGATTCCGCTACTGTTCCAGTCAGCTACCTTGTCCATTACGTGTCGCCGTAATCAACCTCATTCTGGGTCATTGTTCTACCTATTTTCTGGAACCATAGGTTTCTCCACCTTTGTCGCTGGTTAGAGAAACGTTCGTAGAATGCGTTCCATAGAATTTCTCGGTTCTGGTCTGAATCATCCAACAGACTTGGATCTTCTCGTGTGAGGCGCATCCATTCGAGCTCGAAGTACGGGTCGTTGAACATGACGTCGCCGTCTACTTCGCGAACTCTTTCACGGACGATAGTTCGGAATCGAATCTTCTCGGCTTCACCTAGCGGGCTACTCGGTAGACCTAGGTTGAAGTACCGACGCATTTCTTCTTCTGACCGGTGTATAACTCTGCCACGTTCGTTTACGCGGCCTCCTCGGAGACCCCTGAACTTGTCCTTGAGTATTTCCCAGTCCGAGTCACTAACAGGCAACCAACTCACTACTCCACCTTGGAGAACTGGAACCAGACGACATTACCCCTGATATGTACTCTTACTGGCTGACTTCGTATTCGCGCGTGGTATCGTAGTAGTGTTCGAAAGTTCTTAGGCGTTGTGTAGAAGTCTTTACCACGGGTAGCTTTCCAGATAGTACCGTCAGTTAGTTCGTTCCAGTCGTACTTGGGAGGTCGTCCGATTCTCGGAGGCATATCATGGCATGAGGCTAAATGGGTCGCTAGACATTGATCTAGCGCAGACGCCATAGAAGACGGTATGAAAACCGAGAAGGTTGTAGCCATGGTAGTAAATCGGGTGTGAATGAACCCATCCGTTAGGGTCGTCCGTCCAGCCTGCGTCGAGGATCGGTGGTCCACAGATTGGGCACCTTCCGACGATATGTCTGATATAAACAGGTGTCTTCATACAGGGATCACCGGAGCCAGAGAGAGCTTGTGTGTACGCGTGTCGAAGTAGACAGGAAACTCATCCATGTCGGCTTCTAGTCTTCCGGTAGCACTGAAGTATCGGATTCCCTTTTCGTTTGGTGACCCATCATCTTCCTCTAGGCGCTGGCCTCCGATTCGGTAAGACCACAGAGCGTCTGCCGCGTCTCCAAACACACTGCCACCACGAGCACGTCGCTGAGCAGTGTGCCCTGTATGGTGTACAAGGAGAACGTCAATGTCTCCAGCTTCGTGAGAGAGCTGGTTGAATGCTTCGACGAGAGCTCCGCCACCAGAGGAATCATTCGCATTCTCCACCAGATTGAAGACTCGGAGTAGCGGGCCTAGAGGGTCTACTACTAGGATCTTGACGTTTCGGTTTCTTAGCATTTCTGCGATAAGAGCCCTGGTACCGTCGTTAATGATGTTGAACTTCTTAGCCTGTCCGCGCAGGTTCAAGACTAGTGCGTTGCTTGGAAGGTCAAACGGGCGTGCATAGTGCTGCTGCGTCCGTTCGTCAACTTCGAGATTTACGTCTAGTATGTGTTCGTCTGGAGCTAGTGCGACAACCGGTTGGCCTAGGAAGTCTTCGCCACGACTAAGGCTACGTACGAGATTCAGTTTTAGCGTGCTCTTGCCTGACTTATAGCGTGCCGCTAGCAGAACAGTACCACCGTAAGGCCAAAGCTTGTTAATACGGTAGCGAGGTGTTCCGAAGTTGATTGCTATGAAGTCAGGGTATACTTGTGGCTCAGGAAGAGAGAACTCAGCCTCAGCGAGCATCTCTAGGAGCTTATGCCTGCCTTGTTGATCGCCGAGTTGCTGCTCTAGGTACAATTTGGCTCGCTGTGATATAGCTTTGGCACTAGGCGGCGGTACTGGAAGGTCATCGAGGTCCAATACCTCAGTCATTCTTTCTCGCTTGCGCGCTAGCAGCTGCTGATAGTACTTGGCCTACTAGATACAGTGCTTCTATGCGTGTGAAGCCTGAGTTTACGTAAGACATAAACAGCTCGTGAGTGCTCGCAGCTGACTCCATAAGAGGAGTTATCGGGTCCTTGGGGTCATTCGGCATTTGGGGTCTCCTCCTTTGCGTCCTTCTTGGAAAACTGGAACTCGATGATTCCCTCTTCAGGGCTTCCCGTAGCTACACTCATTCCCTCTTGGCGTGCTCGAAGATGTAGTGCTGTCTGGAAGCTTGCAGGGCTACAGGTAAAGTCTTCATCTTGCTTGGCTCTCCAGACTGCACCGTCTGTCCATTTGTCCCAAGGGTAGTAACGACGCCTTCTCGGTGCAGAGACGTCTTCGACACGCTCAGCCATTCGAACTGGGTCCTTTCAGGAAATTTTGTTTCTATATCTAAAATTATATCACAGATTTTAGGGATAAGCAATAGGCTCCTATAAAGTTTATAGAAACTTTATGGTTAGTTACGCTTGTGGTCTACTCGTTACTATGCTATAATTAAGAGAAGAGCAGCTTGAGCTGGAGGCAAGATGTCGATCGGTCATGGGCTTGTAACCGTTACGACGGCAGCCGCACAGATCATCTGCACTTCTAACCAGCCTGTGCTGATGCAGAATATTGGCGCTAACCCTGTGACTATTGGCGGTCCAGGTGTTACTGTAGGTCACGGCGTGACGTTGCCCGCTAACATGACCTCACCGATATCGGTTCCTTGTGTCGGAGGCTCTGGGACTCCTCTAGGCGTGCCTATCTATGGAACCGCATCAGGTGGCTCTTCTAACGTTGTCTTCTTGACTGCTACTTGGGACGGTTGATATGTCTAACGCGCATGCACAGCAGTACTACTTCGGAGCAGGGACTGAAACGAGCGCAGGCTCCGGTGCGATCGATTCGTACGACCTAGTGATGGACGAACCGAGTGCTCTGTCCGATCCTACGGTCGAGACTCAGGCTCCGCAGCCTGGTCTGAATGCTCCGATCTCTCAGGACAAGCGGAGGGGGTCCTCATGAGCGATCAGCACGCGCAAGGGTACTACGCAGCTCCTGGTCGCGAGACTAACTATCAGACCCATTCGGTCGAGAGCTGGTCGCTTGACTCCCAGATGGTTGGTCCGACTAGTGGGGTCTTTGACGGCCCAAGCTCCGGCGTCGGTACTAACGCAGTAAACATGGTAGGCCTTAGCCGGGCAGACCCCAACTCACTGGTGAACTCGGGCGCAGGTCCGATTCCACCAGGCTACGGCGTGATCCCGACTATCTAGGAGACAGTAATGTCCGATGCGCACGGGGCGGCGTATAACCACTCGCCCGAAGTCAACAAGCAGTCAGGCGATCTGCCTTTCTGGCAGGACAACAAGGACGATTGGGGCGGCTATGGCGGCCCAGCGGGCCTGCCGATGGAGTCTCACAACGACGGTGACAACGATACCGACGACATCGGTACGTACGGTTCGATCCCACGACCTGTCGAGAACCAGGCGTTCGGGCAGACCAACGGCTTTCTGACGCCAGGACAACGAGGCTATGACTCCGGCGGAGGCTGGAACTAGTGTCAGGGTTTTCCACACCCGGAGTTCTTTCATCAGCGACGCTGTTGTGTCCTAACGGCGCTGCGGTTGCTCTGATGAACCAGGGACCCAACCCAGTATCTGTAGGCGGAGCTGGTGTAACCGTCGGTACGTTCGTGTATCAGCTACCTGCAGCTATGCAGGAGCCAATGTACCTGAACGAACCTCCCTTCAATGTACCCGATGCTAACATCTACGGGATCACGACGTATCCTGCGGTACCTGGTTCGACTGTTAATGCGACTAACACAGGATCGGGTCCTGTATCGGTGACGATCGCCGGCGGAACTCTGACCTCTGTTAAGGTGAACGGTGTCCAGGTAGGCACAACTGTAGGGACCTACGTAGTCCCAGCTGGTCAGACCATCTCGATCACGTATACAGTTGCGCCTACGTGGGTATGGCCGGCTCCGGTTCTAGCTTATACGGCGGCGCAAGGGTCCTAGTGGAACGAACTGGATACTTCTTCGATAACGATCCGGGATTTGCCTCAGACGGCGAACCGGTAGATCTTTGGTATCCGGAGTTTCTGCTTAAGCTAATCGATCGTCCTCAGGGTCCGCGGTGGTTTCAGGACTATCTTCGGACCTTGGACAGAGACGTTCTTTCAGGCAACGACTGTCACGTGCGTGCTCAGCTGTCCAAGAACGACCCGCTACTGTTTGCTCTAACCTACTTGTCTCACCACCTGTACTCGATTGAGACAGGTGACAAGCTTTCCTTTGCTGAGTTTCATCTCGATCTGCTGGAACATGCTAAGTCCTGGCTACAGAAGTCACGTGTGCCCCGGGAACATCGAGATGCGTACGTAGCTCCTCGTGGTGTCGGAAAGAGTACTTGGCTATTCCAGATTCTGCCCGTTTGGGCTGCTGCGCACGGCCATGTTAAGTTTATTGTTGCGTTCTCCGACTCAGCTGATCAGGCTAAGAACCATCTTGCTACGATTCGTGGCGAGTTCGACATGAACGACCTTCTTATTCAGGATTTCCCAGACCTGTGTGAGCCTAAGGTACGTCGTCAGGGTGGCCCTGTCGGTAAGAAGCTGGTCGCGAGTCGGGTTGACATGATCGAGCAGCGCAATGGCTTCGTCATGGTGGCTAAGGGTTCTGGAACAGCTGCGCGCGGTCTGAAGGTTGGTAAGCAGCGTCCCGACCTGATCGTGCTCGACGATATCGAGCCTGGTGAGGAAAAGTATAGCCCGACGCTAATGCGCCAGCGTCTTAGGTGGATGCTTGAAACTGTTTTTCACCTGAACGAGTTCGCGCGCGTCATCATCGTAGGGACTGTAACAGCTCCAGGATCGATCATGCACCAGATGGTTGAATCGGAGTTGCATCCTGAAACGGTCGAAGACGCTTGGATCGATGATCAGAACATTCAGGTTCATTACTACGAGCCTATCCTCCTGAATGACGACGGTACTGAGCGTTCTTGCTGGCCTGGCAAGTGGTCGTTGGAGTACCTCAAGAAGCATGAGCACACACGCGAGTACAAGAAGGAGTTCAAGAACCAGCCTGTCTCGATGAATGGGACGTACTGGTCTGAAGAGGACTATGTCTATGTAGACTTGCCCTGTGTTCGTACTGTGCTAGCGATAGACCCCGCAGTCACTTCGCATGAGAACTCTCACGATACTGCTATCGCGATCGTAGGTCTCTGGCACCCTAAGGCAGGATTGTCGCTTGACGATGTGATTGTTCCGTCTAGTCTTCAAGGTAACATGCTGCAGCCGAAGGTTGTAGTTAGGTTCGCGACTATCGTGAAACTGCCTCCGAAGCAGCTGCGTGACACTGTTATGTGGTATCTCGAGCAGTGGCCTGAGATCGGCGAGGTTGTCGTAGAGTCGAACCAAGGTGGAGACACCTGGACTATGGTGTTTCACCACATGCCTGTCAAGATGAAGCTTTCCTGGAGCGGTCTTAAGAAGTCTGTCCGTCAGGTGCGACTTCTGAATCTATACCAGCGTGGCCGAATAACTCACTCGATGCGACTGTCTAGGCTGGAGCAGTCGCAGTGTTCTTACGACGGCAGCGAAGACAAGGATATCCTGGATGCTGTTGAGATAGGCGTTAGACACTTCATAACTGCTCCTAAGGTCCTTAGAGGCGGAACTTACAGCTACGGCCGTAGGACACCTGTGGGGGTGAGCAGCGATGACTGACATCATGCATGGCCAGATGATGCCAGGCAATACGTTCCTCGGCATGGCGATTCCTCGTCCGGCCCCTGAGCCTTACAACGACCCCGGCGCTGATCTGCGTAACGGGATTTTGAGTCTTGATGAAGCCCAGCCCGACTTCGTGAAGGCTATTCAGTACTACAATGGATCTATGCCGGAGTTCTTTGCTTCGCTGCGTCTGCGCATTGCGATGGGTGCAACGGGTGTGGTGTTCAACTTCAACTTCGCTAAGCTGCCTGTAGATGCTGTTGCTGAACGTCTCGAAGTAGCGTCGATCTTTTCGGACGACAAGGCTGCTGTTGATATTATTCGGCAGGCTTGGAAGGACAACCAGCTAGACCTTCACGCACCAGATGTGATGAAGAAGGCTTGTAAGCTCGGTGACGCTTATATGTTCGTCTGGCCGAATGTTGATGGTCAGACGGATTCTGAAGGCAACCAGCTGTCGGTGGACATCTTTTACCAGTCGCCACGCGTCATGCGGGTGTTCTACGACGACGAGAACGAAAACCGTAAGCGTTATGCGATCAAGCGGTGGCAGGACCCTAACAGTGGGTTTACGTTTGCTAACCTGTACTACCCGGATCGTGTTGAGAAGTATATGCTTGCTCCTACACCTCAGTCAGGCCAGAAGCCAAAGTGGGAGAAGCGCCTAGACGAGGGCGACAATGGCCAGTGGCCTGTTGATAACCCATTCGGTGAAGTTCCTGTTTTCCACTTCCGTAATGAATACCCCTACGGAGTGCCAGAGCATGTCAACGCTTATGGTCCGCAGGATGCTATCCACAAGCTGGTAGTCAGCCATATGGCCTCGGTCGACTACAACGCGTTTCCGCAGCGATACGCTATCATGGACCCTGCGTACGACACGTCCGAAGCGGCTATGGGAGACGAAGGCGAGTTCGCGTTCTCGATCGACTCAGGTGCTACGCTAGATCAGGGTATGGATCCGAAGTCGCAGTTGACAGCCGACCCCGCCTCGGTCTGGTTCATGAAGGGGATCACGTCCTACGGACAGTTCCCTGTAGGCGACCCAACAGCATTTCTCAACCCGTTCATGCAGTATGTGCATGCGATGGCAGTTATTTCACAGACTCCGATGCATTTCCTCGATCCAATCGTGTCAAATGTGTCGGGAGAGTCCCTTAGGGTGCTAGAAGCGCCTTTCGCGAAGAAGGTGCGCAATCGTCAGATGTCGTTTGGTGCGACCTGGCGAGATATTTTCAGGTTCGTGTTGAAGATTCGCGGCCAGACGGTTCCTGCGGATGTAACTATCCACTGGGTCCCGGCAGCTACAGTTAACGACCTGAATACCTTGCAGGGACAGGCAATAAAGGAACAGCTCGGGGTGCCTCCTAGGCAACTCTTGGAGGAGCAGGGAGACACAGCTAAGCAGCTCGACACGTGGGGAGTCACGATCGAGTTTAGGACGGGTAATACCGGTCAAGGCTTCTCCACAGAAGCTGATACTGGTGAGCCGGGAACTAGCGAGGAAGTGTGATGCTTCCAATAGGAGGGCGAGATGCCTGGTAGGCCGCAGAACAACGACGTTAACGACGATGTCACTGACGACGACGTTACCGACGATACTTCTGGTGACGACACGACTGACGACGTAACCGACAACGCTACGGACGACAGCGCGGATAATCAGGACCAGCAGGACGATACTCAGGATGACACTCAGCAGGACCAGGGCAGGAAGCCTAGGTCTCGCACGCAGCAGGGTCAGAACCAGAATCAGTCCAAGCAGGATCCTGACGACCCGATGGCTGGTCTGAGAAAGGCGTTGCAGGCTGCTAGGCAGGATGCGCGTAAGGCTACAGCCGATCTTAAGGCGCTTCAGCGCCAACACGCGTCGGCAGAAGAACGTGCGCTACTCGACGCCAAGGAGCAAGGTATCGAAGAAGGCAGAACTGCTACTCGTGAGCCTCTAGTAAGGGCTCTTGTGGCTGCGAAGCTGGAAGCGGCCGGAGTACAAGGCACTAATACTCCTAGGCTCGTAAGGCTGTTGGATCTCGACAAGATCGACCTGGACGCTGAGGGCGACATTGTCGGTCTCGACGACCAGGTCGACGAGCTCAAGACTGAGTTCCCCAACCTGTTCGCGCCTGCGGGCAGTAACGGGACTCGAGCACCGAACGTGAACGGCGGAGCCGGTAACGGGCGGACGAAGGACAAGCAGGACCGCCAGGAGCCAAAGGGCTTCGCACAGCAGTTGGCGGATATGGTCACAGGATCAGCTCCCGTAGGCCAAGGTCTAGTAGGTAGGTAAGTCGGCCACCGCTGGGTGACGACTTTGATAAAGGAGGTGAAGCGTGGCTCAGTCCACGTTTACCAACTGGATCCCGGTTGAATACGGGGCCCAGGTGATCCAGAGGGTCACCCAGCACAGTGCTGTTGAGTCGTTCGGCCAGCAGATCATGATGACGTCCAACTCGCGCTACGTGTCGCGTGACCAGGGTGTTCAGGCTGGCCTTGTGACCAAGGGCAGCACCTACGCGGTCGGCGGCGGTACTCAGGGCTTCGGTACCAACGACGACGCTGAGGATGCAGTGCTTCTGACCGCCGGTAAGTGGGGCACAGAAGTTGACATCGCCGAGGAAGACATCATGGACTCCCTCGCTGACATCATCAACTCCAAGTCCAACGCGATCGGTACTGCTCTCGCCAAGGTCTATGACAATGCGTCTATTGGCGTCAACGCAGCTCCGGGTGCGACGAATGCTCAGACCACGTCAGTGTACTACGGTCTGACTCATACCAACGCGGCCGACAGCTACACCGCGAACACGAACTACAGCGCGGGAGCGGCTAACTCCCACGGTGCGGTCACGTACGCGCAGCTCTCCACGTCGCTGGGTCAGGTCGAGCAGGGTGACTACTTTAACGAGGAGGACATGATCTGCATTGCTCACCCGTACTTCCGGCAGCAGCTGCGAGGTATCGTGGACGGGCAGAGCCGACCGATCTTCCAGGAGTCGTCAGGAGGGTTCCCGGGTGGCGGCCAGGGTCCGACGCCTGACCTGATCTTCCGCATTCCGGTGTTCTGGAGTCTGGGTGCGACGGTTACGGCGACCCCGTTGTCGACGTACGCAACGCCGAACTACGCAGGCTCGTCAGGCTCTGCCGCGGCTGGGACGGCGGGTAACCGTCTTCTCATCTTCTGTAACCGTCTGTACCTGCTTGCGGGTAAGAGGACCACGAACCCGAATAACCCGCAGGCTACGCCCGAGTTCCAGATCGTGCCACCTATGTACTCCGGCACGGACACGACCATCCTGCGTGGTCGCATGAGGCGCGCGTTCTCGATGGGTATCGAGTTCGCGTTCTCCATCTTCGAGGCTGTCAACTAGGTCGGTATAGGACGGGCGGTATTTCAGGCCGCCCGTCCCCGTCTCGAAAGGAGGCCTTCAATGACTGAGAACGAAGAAGAACTGTCGGCAGGTACAGTCAACAAGGGTGGTTCCTACCCTAAGGGCGACAAGGATGGCCCGAAGAGGGTTACTAGGCCTCGCCCCCCTAAGGACCTCGTTGTCGACCAGTACAACCCCGACGGACTTACCCATCAGGGTGGCGGCTGGGCGGTATTCGAGTATCCTTCTCCAGGTGAGATGGAGCCTAGCATCGAGGCTGTACGTCATCACGTCGAGGACCGAGTTCGTAGGGCTGGCTATGTCATCGATGGTGACGTAGTAGCTTACAACAAGGATGACGAGAGCTTTCGCGTCGCAGTACGTTACGCATAAGGAGATATCATGACGATTCTTCTTTCGAACACGTTCGCTAACGCGCTGTTGCAGCATAGCGGAACCTCGCTTGCAGACCAGTTCGGTGGAGGAACGCTAGTTGTCTATAGCGGGACTCCACCTACAGGTCCGAACGAGGCGCTTTCAGGTAACACTGTTCTAGCTACTTTCACGTTCGCAGCAGCTACAGCCTGGGCTGCTCCTTCTGTCGGCATCGAAAATCTAGACTTCGTAGCGCAGACAGTGACTGCGACTGCTACAGGTACTGCGACGTTCTTCAGGATCCTGAACTCTGGTGCTCAAGCGTTGCTCCAGGGTACAGTTAACACCTCCGGTGGAGATTTTAACTTGTCGAGTACCGCTATCACTTCCGGTGACAACGTGGCGATTACCGGAACACCAACAATCGCCTGGACGACAACTTAGAAGGGTGTAGTTATGTCCTGGACTACTGGTACTCAGACGGAAGCTCTCGGCGCCAACAATGCTGTAGGGTCGTCGTTTGCCTCATTCACTGCGGCGCAGTTTATCGGTCCCTCCGCTTCGGGTTCCGGTTACCTTCCCGCGAACTTCTTCCTACCTTCGACCGGTGTAGGAAAGTCGCTTCTAGTCAAGGCCTTCGGCGTCGTCGGAACCACCGCGACTCCTAACATCACGTTCGGTATGACCTTCAACACTGCTCAGGGCACTTACAACGGTTCAGGCATCGTCGCAACCACTGGTGCGGTAGCAGGTCCCACTTCAGGCAGCAACATGCCTTGGGAGTTCGACCTGATTATCACCTGTTCCGCAACAGGCGCTGCCGGAACCTTCCTCGCTGATGGAGCGCTGAAGATCTACCCGACGGGTACTACGGTGCAGAACCTGCGTTGCTCTTCTTCGGCGGCGAACCCGAACACCGCGCTGTCTTTGACTACTGAGTCGGCGTACTACCTGGAGCTGTTTGCGGCCTTCTCGGCTTCGAGCGCCTCGAACAACATTCAGTGCTACGACGTGGTAGTTCTTGGCCTGAACTAGACTACCCTGTCCGGAGGAGGACAGTTCTTTCGAGCTGAGGTGATGCCGACGTGGTGGCGACACTTGTTCAGTCGGTATCAGTCAGCACTAATACTGCTTCGCCCCTGTCTATTACCCTGGGTGCGAATACTTCTCAGGGTAATACTCTTATTGTCTGCTCGAACGGCAATGCAGCAGTTAATGACCCGTCCGTTACGGGTATTACTCTAGGAAGTGCATCAGGTAACTTTGCTCAGAATGTTACTATTGGTACTCCTTCTACTGACTTTCAGACGGTGTCGATATGGTCTGATCCTAACTGTACTGGTGGACAGACGTCGGTATCGGTTTCGTTTAGTACTTCTGGTGGCAGTATAGCCTTCTGTGTTACTGTTATGGAATGGGCTGGTCTGCTACTTGCAGTGCCGAATTCGGACAAGACAGCCGGTCAGATAAATAATACTAACGGGACTTCGTGGTCTTCATCTGCGACAGCAGGGCTTAGTCAGTCTCCAGAGCTTGCTATCGGAATAGTAGGTGCCTATCTTAGCACAGGCGTCGGAACGATAAACGGTCCGTCGCCGCCTTGGTCGAACCTGACCCAGAAGAACTCGCCTGGCGGTACGGTAGGACAGCTCGTTGGGTATCAGGCGCTATCGTCTACTGCAGCAGTTACCTATTCAGGTACTACAGCTAATTCTGTTCAGTATGGCGCTGCTATTGCTACCTTCAAGGTACTAGCTAGCACGGACATACCTGATGTTCAACCTGGTCCTACTTGGATCTCTCTGTATAAGCCTGGATGGAAGCGGACCCGTCCTCTTGCTACTCCTAGTAGCGAGGCTGTTGAACAGGTTATAGCATTCTCGGTACCGCTACCTGCACTGGTTACTAATATAGTAGGAACCGTTGTTCACGACGGTACGCTAGCTATCGTACTGTCGCCACCTGTAGCAGGGCTTAACGTTGCTTACGAGAGCAACTTCAGCGTAACGCAGTTCGCACCCGGTCCGACATGGTTGGAGTATTTCAAGCCGGGGCTTCAGAGAGCTCGACCGACGACACCCTGGCAGCAGATTACTGTTGAATTCGGGACGCTGAGTATTGTTATACCTCCGGTACTGACTACTACTCTAGCAGCTGTTCAGACCAATCCGGCAGACGTTACTGTATTTAATCCAGGGCCGACCTGGTGGACTCTATTCAAGCCTGGTCTGAAGCAGACCAGACCCTATACTACATTTGATCTCAAGGGTGAATCAGGCCGACCAGTAATTAATCTACCAACCTTGTCAACCAGTATATCAGCTGCGCTCATGAACTTCAGCGACGTTCAAGTAGCTAATCCTGGCCCTACATGGCTTGCTTTGTTCAAGCCTGGAATCCGGAAGCGTCCTGTTGAGCAGGACGATCGAGTTGCAGCCCTTATGACAGGCTCGGTTGTTATAGTACTGTCTCCAGGGTGCAGAGTCGAACTGGAGCAAGGTCCTCTTAGCATAGTTATACCGACAGTATCTTCTCAACTCCAAGGGATAGATTACTATGGTAGGCTAAATCCTGTTATTTCGTCGTTGTCCCTGACAACTAGTTTGTTTGGGCAGACACAACAGACGGAACATGGCGCGCTCGCTATAGTATTGCCCGTTCTAGCTGCTACGATTGCGTGCGACAACGGGCGTAAGCTGCTGCCTATTACAGCTAAAATTCCTACTCTGATAGTGTCGCTATCGGGTGTGATTGTTCATAATGGAATATTTACGATTCTGTTTATGAATTGTGGTTCTGGACTACGCCCGTTGACGCGATACGAGATGTTCGGTTGTGAATCTGTAGTTGATATGGCGATAGTGCTGTCTGAACCTGTACTAGAGATTAGTGCTTATCTGACTAGGGTGCGAACAGGTAACGAAACTGCTAACTGGTTGCGGGCAAAGCGTGCTCGTTCTACTAGGCGGAGACAGATTCAAGCTGCTCGTACAGCCGCACAGGGGCGTCAGAAACTGAGAGAGGACACTGACGATGGTTAATGCTTCGAATACCTGGGCGATGCCTGCAGACGTGCTTAACGTTACAGGTCAGGTAGTAACGCTATCTCAGGTTCAGTATGCGGGATCGATTATCGACCTATTTACCGGACGCCCATATGTGTTTACTTGGACAGAGCCTAGCTCGCAGGAAGTGATCACGTATAACTGGTTCGAGAATGTTGGCGCAACCGACTTTTACTACTTGAATATGGCGGTTATCTATCAGACACTCTGGATGCAGCAGCAGCCTGATATCTTTACACGTCTCGAACTAGATTCTATTCAGACTATGCGTGCACCTATTAAGTTGAATAACGATAACGCGCTCATGATCGGACCTCTAGTTCGTAAGGCGTTGTCGCGGGTCTCATGGCTTCGTAGTCGGGCGCTTCACGTTAGGTCGCCATTCGAGGACCTGTATGCTGCTAACAGCGTGAACTTCGGTGAGTATATCTTCCCGTGGTCGCCAATAGGTGGTTACGGAGGGTCCCCTTCGGGACCAGACTACTAGGAGGGATACAATGACAGCTCAGCTCGTTACTTTGATAATAGACCGTACAGATGGTGCGGAAAATCCCTATACTCAAGGATCGGGCGTATGGATTCCCAGCTCGGAAATTCCAGATCCTGCGGACCACATACTTATAGGACAAGACCCGATACCTTTCATGTTCAGTGCGGGAGCTTTTCCAAGCGTCCAACTGGTAGCTAACGATACTGCTGGTCCCCAGCAGTCAAGTGGAGCGCCTGGATGGTCCTGGATAGTCAAGTACGGGAGTAACGTACCTGGTAATCCTCCCTCTGCATCATACTACATACTTTCGACGAACGGACTGACTCAACGTCTCAGTCAGCTAGTGCCTATTCCGTTAATACAGCCGGGTATAGAGTACGTTTCTGCAGTCAATAGTAAGACTGGTGCTGTAGTCTTGAGTGCAGCTGACGTCGGTGCTTTGGCTAATCCGTCGCCTGCTGGAGGTGCTCTATCTGGGTCTTATCCTAATCCAGGGTTTGGTTCTGGTGTTATGGGTGGATATCTGGCTCCGAAGGTTAAGACACTAGTAGATGGTGCTAGCGTGCCTGTTGACCTGAGTCAGGCCAATCTGTTCCGTTGGCTCCTGAATAGTCCTGGACATTCACTAGCTAACCCATCTAATCTAGTTGACGGACTAGCTTTCGTGGTCAGGATTATTTATGGAGGTCCTTATACACCTTTGTTTGGAACTGCTTATGAGTTCGGGTCGGATGGTCAGCCTACCTGGTCAGCTTCAGCTGGTAAGATAGATGAGGTTGGGTTCGCGTACAACGCTGATGCAGGTGCAGGTTCCGGTTCTCTGACGTGCAGGGGCTGGAAACTCGGTTATACTTAGTATAGGTTCAACTACAGGGGCTGAGAGAGGAGATTAGGTCGTGACCTTCACCGCTGCCGGTACCCTCACGGAAGCCGAGAACGCGGTCGCGGCGACCAGCACGACGTTCTCCCTGACCACCAATACTGTTGGTAACTTCATCCTGGCGCAGTTCGCCTGCAACACGTCCTTCGCATCAGCGGTCACCAGCACCCGGTGCACCTGGACCCAGTTGGCGCCCGCCACCGGGGCGGCGTCATTCACGTTTAGTTCCCCGTTTAACTCGAATATCTGGATCGGCCGGGTAAACAGCGTCGGCAGCGACACTGTATCGGTGACGTTCAACGCCTCGATGGGCGGGGCAAACTGCCGGTTTGACGCTCGCGAGTTCCACTCCAGTACAGGAGTCGCTGTGCTGGAAACCTACGGCACGGTTAACACGGCGGGAGGAACCAGCAGCTGGGCGACACTGACCCCGGCTGGCTCAGGTCGGCTTTACTGGGGCTGGTGTGAGGACAGCGGGTCGGCGGTCGCGGGTTCCACGTCCGGGTTCGTCTACGAGCCTGACAGTCATAGCAACGGTGCTGGTTACTGCCTAAGCGTATCTTCGGCCTATACTCCTGTGTGGGGAGACAGCAGCCAGGTAGCAGGCATCATGGTCCTAGTCAGCGGGACCCTGCCAGGTATAGATCAGCCGTCTATTCAGCCCGGGCCAACGTGGATCCGGCTCTTTAAGCCTGGACTCGTTAAGCCAGTACCAAGTATGCCTTGGCAGCGAGCTACTGGAGAGTCTGGGACGCTAAGTATTGTAATACCGTCTCTAACTGTATCGATAACGGCGTCTTATGAGAACAGTAGTAGTATTCCTGCTATTGCACCTGGGCCTACATGGCTAGATCACTATAAGCCAGGATCGACGCATCCTGTGCCGATCACGGTGTCTAGTAGTACTACAGTTGAATTTGGCACGCTCAATATTGTTCTACCTGCTGTAACATTTAATCCTTCTGGTACTGATGTTAACCCTATCGACGTTTCTATGATCAATCCAGGCCCGACCTGGCTGGATCTGTTTAAGCCCGGAATCCAGAGACCTAGACCTGTAACACCTTGGCAGCAGGTTACGATTGAATTCGGGACGCTAAATATAGTTCTTCCTGTAACTAGCCTAATCCTGACAGGTACTGATGTTAATCCTGTCGATGTTTCTGGAATTAATCCAGGACCTACTTGGCTGGATTTGTTTAAGCCTGGACTTTCTAGGGCGAGACCCGTAGTACCCTGGCAGCAGATTACGGTTGAATTCGGTTCTCTTAATATTGTTATACCACCAGTACTGTCGACTAGTATCACGTCGGTTCAGACTAATCCTAATGACGTCTCTATAATTAATCCGGGACCGACCTGGCTGAACCTGTTTAAGCCTGGACTTCCTAAGCCTAAGCCACTGACTCTTTCTAATGTTGGCGGCCTTATTGTTGAATCCGGTACTCTTAACATTATTCTTCCTGTATTGAGTCTAGCTCTTGCAGGCACTGACGTTAACCCTATTGATACTCCCGGGATCAATCCAGGACCTACGTGGATCGAACTATTCAAGCCTGGGTTTTCCAAGCCTAGGCCTGTAACACCTTGGCAGCAGATCACAGTTGAGTCTGGCTCATTTAATATTGTTCTTCCTGCTATTAGCCTTGCACTTACGGGTAGCGATGTTACACCTATTGACGTTCCTAGTATTAATCCGGGACCAACGTGGCTAACACTCTTTAAGCCAGGCTTTTCGAAGCCTCGGCCTCTTACTCTCTCTATTAATGCTCTAGCGATTCCTACAGAGTCTGGTATTCTAAATATCGTCTTGCCTGCAGTGAGTCTAGTACTGTCGGGTAGCGATATTACGCCGATCGATACACCTAGTATTAAGCCAGGGCCTACTTGGCTAAGTCTGTTTAAGCCTGGGTTGTCTAAGTCTAGACCTATTACGCTTACTAGTAGCGGAATTGCAGTCTTTACTGAATCAGGTACTCTTAACATAGTTCTGTCAGTACCAGTCTTTACTCCTACAGGTATTGACGTCACGCCGACTGATATGCCTGAAATTAATCCAGGACCGACTTGGTTGGCTTTGTTTAAGCCGGGACTAGTCAGACCTCATGTGCTCACAGTCTCTAGTAGAGTTACTGTTGAGTTCGGCACCTTTAATGCAGGCTTGAGTTCTCCTATAGTAACTCTAGCGGCCATACAGACGAACCCGAACGACGTTCCAGTATTCAATCCTGGACCAACTTGGTGGGCTTTGTTTAAGCCTGGTATCTCGAGGCCTCATCCGGAAGGTCTTTCGGTAGCAGTTACTGTGGGATCTAGAGTATCTACCGGTCTACTTATGGCATCGATCATCTAAGGAGGAGACTATGTATGCAATCGCTAATACGCTAGTAACGATTCTGCGAGGAACGTCAGCAGATAGCTTCGGAGACACGATAGATGCGCCTGTGCCAGTGTATACTGATGTTATAGCGTTCCTTAGTTATCCGACGATGAGTCCTCTGCGTCCTATCGTTCTAGGTCAGCAGGTCTTTGAGCCTGCTACGCCCGATCCTAGTACTACACGATTGGCTGCCTGTACTCTTCCTTCAGGGACCGATATTAGGAATACTGATCAGGTGCTTGATCAGTTTACAGGAGCTATATACCAGGTGTATGCAGTGACTACACTTGGTAATGCGGGAGCAACGCCAGATATTCTAGTTACTCTAAAGCGCGTAACTACTACGGAGCCTGCCTAGGAGATAGCATGATTCGGAAAGTAGTGAATTGGGTTATTTATAGAACAGGTCGTCGCGGAGCCTTTCTAGCCTTCCTGATGATCCTCGACGCAGTCTACGGCTATAGTCTCATTATGCTTCCGGGGACTACTATTCACCCGAATCTGATCCTGCCTCTACGCGCTTGGGGTTGGCTCTGGATAGCTGCGGCTGTATGCTGTGCTTCAGGTATACTCCTGCGGAAGGATAGGATCCCGTATTCGGTAGCTGCATTGCTGAAAACTGCGTGGGGACTTACCTTCGCTTGGCTTTGGTATCAAGGACTGCCAGAGTGGCCTTCTGTAGTCGTCTGGCTAGCTTTCGCACTTATAGTGCTACTAGTTGCTGGATGGCCAGAGAAGACAGTATTCGCAGATCCCTCTCCACCTAAAGTACCGGAGAAGCTATGACTAGTGATCACATCATCGAGATTCTACTTGGACTGCTTACGCTAGTCGTAGGGCTCGTTACTTTTATGGCTGCGACGCGTACTGATCGTGAGCAGTCTCGTGCTGAGAGAGTAGCGGTTGATGCAGCTGCGTACAAGCGTGCACAGGACATTTATGAAGGCGCCCTGAAGACACTACGCGAAGAATTGGATACCACACGGAACGATCTACATGAGGCTCGTGTCGAGATGGTAGGACTACGTCAAGAGCTGACTGATACTCGTACTGAACTGTCTAAGGCTCGTAGGGACATTAGTAGTCTACGCGCGGAACTACATCGATACGAAGACAATCATTAAGGAGGAATTATGTGGGAAGACCTTAAGGCTATCGCAATCGCCGCAGCGGGAATCGGTGTAGGTATCCTTCTCGGAGGATTCCTGGTTCACCTGACAGGGCTCCACCTGTGACTACGCCACAGGAGGTACCTGCCCATGTACAGACAGTCGCCCATAACTATACCGTCCACTATCCGGCCCACGAGCCTCGAGCAAACGATCCCCACCACGCAGACTTCGAGGAGTGGAAACAGAGACGAAGAGCTGCAGGTACGTACGACTGCGACTTCGCTAAGAAGTATCGTCCTGACTTCTCTGAGTGCGATCTCACTAAGCCTCTGGAAGCGCATCACGCTGTTATCGAGTTTGCGCTCCAGAACGGTGTAGATATCAAGCTCCTGGAGCAATTCTATCCAGGTGTTTCACAAGAAGGAATCGGCGCATGGATCGATTCCGACCAGAACCTGACGTTGCTGTGCGTATGGCACCATCGCGGACATGGTGGAGTTCATCTCGTCAGCGCGTCAGACTGGGCAGCTTACGAGTTCGTGAAGGGCATGATCTCATTATGTATGTAGGCGCGACACCGACCAAGTTCGGTCAGTACAGCATCGATGAGAAGCACCTGCTTCCGAGAGCACTGTTTCACTCTGCAGAGCCTCTTAAGGAAGTTACCTGGGATATCCCGATCCCGGTCCTCGACCAGGAAGACCTGCTCGCGCAGTCGATCGATACGTCAGCTCTGGTTCCCGAAGCGCCTTCAGTCGACGCGCTCGGATCGTGCACTGCGAATGCTTCTACGGAGCACATTGCTCAGCTCGCCGTCGCAGCAGGCAAGGACCTCGAGTCCTTGGAGGTCGGCTACGGTGGCAGGATCTGGCGTATGTCACCGAATTCGGCACCTGCTAACGAACAGTGGGCGATCGTGTTCTACCATCTCACAACGGACCAGACCAACGACCCTTCGCAGGAGTGGCCTCCTACGGACTGTGGATCTACAGGGACGTACTGCTGCGAATTCGCAGTAGCGAACGGTCTTGCCAAGGACTACAACGTTCCTCACAATGTTCAGGGAGCGCTGCTCGCGCTTCAGACGGGTACTGTCATTCAGGGCGCTCCATGGTTCAACTCCTGGATGCAGCCTGACTCAGATGGCTTCGTCGACGGCGACGGTTCGGTGGACGCTCTTCAGGCGGCTATCCAGTCAGGTGTGGCTGGTGGTCACGAGACCTGCGAGCGAGGTATCGTCCAACTAGCACAGGTCAAGGCTACTGGTGCAATCGACCTACAGAAGACGATCATCAAGGTTCGGAACTCCTGGAGCCAGAACTTCGGTCTAGACGGCGACTACCTGATCCACGCATCTACTCTGGACCTGCTCGGGAACTACGTCGATTACAAGCAGATGGTGGTCTAAGTGGGTAAGAGCAAGATCGTCATCCTCGTGGACTGGTTCTTCGACTGGTTTATTCTACCCTGGTACGAAGGTCTGGAAGGAGCAACTCTTCACCATCGGACTAAGGAATGCGATGCAACTAAGTCCAGCTCGTAGAGTCCCTACGCTGGATGATTTGGAGCGGGCCGGTGACTATACTGGCCCGCACCCGATCATAAGCGGGGGCCATGAAGATCAGGTTGTCTGGTTTCTGCTGCCTACACATAAGGGAGTAGATATGTTCGACCGTCCTGATGAACATTCTGGTCTGCACGGTGTCTATCAACCTCCTTGGACGTTTAGAGAGTGTCCTGATGGCTCTCTCGAGATTCGTGCATCGATAGGCTGCGGTAGTTCGCCTTTCTACTGGCATGGTTATCTCGATGAAGGAAACGTATGGAGGGAAGTGTTATTTTATTAGTATCTCTCAGTATTTTGGGGACTTACCCTAGCTTTCCTAGTGTGTTGTGTGTTATTATTAAAATAGAACGACGAAGTCTGCAGGGCGGTAGACGCCTAGGAACTTTGTCGTGCCACTGACGTAGAGGGACGTGGCGAGTGCGCGTTTATATCGATCCCGATGCGATCGGGCATATAGAGGCTGATGTCGAAGAATTTCTCGATGTAACTCTTGGGCCCTTGATCACAGCAGACGCGATCCGATATGCACCTAAGCGTACGGGGGCACTCGCAGCGGGAATTGAGTACTACGTAGATACCACGACGCTGATTGTCTACTCGACAGCTGACTACACGTTGGATGTAGAATTCGGTCACCGCGTGTTCCACCGGTTTAGTCATCGTACGGGCCCCGAAATAGTTCCTGAAGAGCCGTTCTTGAGACCTGCGTTGTACAAGTATAGGTCGCCAGAGAATCCTGAAGGTACTCCTCCGTTGGTAGCTCCTGGTATCCAGCGCACTGGTCGTCCGACTACTCTCGAGCAGTGGATTCAGCGTCGCGCTTCACAGCAACGGATTAAGAGGGGTGGCTTATGGCTCTCCACCCCAATAGCGAACTAGTTGCTATGGCCTGGATAGGTAGTATTCCAAGTCAGTTTGGCGTCTTCAATCCTGGTATGGTAGCTACTCAGCCTCCTGCTGAGCAGAACTGGCCTCTGAACCTAGACGGGGTCTCTAACTTTATTACGGTAAACACTGTAGGAGGAACTCCTATGGCGGGTATGCCGATTGCACAGCCGCTAGTAGAGGTTAAGGCTTACGCAACTAAGCCTGGATCGAATAAGCCTCCTTGGTTCGCAGCTAATAATCTGTTGCAGCAGATCTGGCTTGCGTCAATGAGTAAGCTCCCAGGTGTTTTCGGACGTGTATTGACAATTGAGTTCGGGGGGAAAGTTTACGCACCTGCTTGTGTTATACATGCAGAGGTTCATACGGAAGCGAGGAGGATATATAGCGACGCGCGTAACTGGGCAGCATACTCGATGGACATGGCATTTTCTTGGCGTGAAGTAGGACTTGTTATTCAGTAAGATATGGCGGACTGTATTCGGGAGGAGGAACCATGGCTAGGAAGATGAAGATCACTATCAAGCATCCTGGAGCTTTCACTAAGAAGTCGAAGGCTGCTGGGATGAGCAACCAGGCTTACGCTCGTAGGGTTCTTTCAGCTAAGAAGGGAACGTATCCCGTATCTACAGTCCGTCAGGCAAACTTCGCCAAGAACTTTGGTGGAGCGTCACATCGTCGAGCCGGAACGGCTAAGGCGAAAGCAGTCGGTCGTAAGGCCGCAGCGACCCGTAGGAGGCGGGGATAGATGGCAGTTCTCGCGCTCGGGCCCGGCGTTTCGCCTGGGTTCCAGCAGCTAGTAGGAAACGGCGTGCTCGACACGACCGCGATGACGTACGCGACGCTTGGTGCTAACACCGGTATCACGTTTCCCAATATTCCAGGGCTCACGCTTGTGTTCTGTAAGACAGTTACAGGTGACCCTGCAGCTACGATCACACCAGGCGCTCAGATCCTGGGTGTGAGCATTCCTGCTATCGCGCTTGTCGAGGCGGTTGCAGCCCATGTGTACCTGCTCGGCCCATTCTATACGGTGGACGCGAACGCAGGCACCAACTTGGTCCAGATCAACTTCGGTACTCCGGCGAACGTGTCAGGTGTCGTTGTTGTTCAGTCCGGCGGCGTTTACTAGGAGGTGTGAGACAGCATGACAGGATACGTAGGCGTCACTCCAGGTAACGTCGTTCAGGGGCCTGCGACGATCTACTGGGGAGTCTTCGGTGCAGTGACCGAGCCTCCCGTGACCAACGCGTCGATCAAGACAGACCCGGTCTCGGCAGGTGGCGCGGGATACACTGACTTCGGCGGCACGATGGGCGGCGTCCAGTGGGAGGCGGCGTACACGTATGGCCAGATCAAGGCTGACCAGGCCGTCGACCCGATCGGAGCTCGACTTACGGGTCGCGCGATCACGGTAACAGTGTCACTTCTCGAAGCGACGCTGGCTAACCTTCAGGAGGCGATGAACCAGTCAGCTACACTGTCTGTCGGCTCCGGTATCAACACTCTCGACCCGGGCGGCGCGATCGCAGCTCCTGGAACGAACACGCCGAACATCACGCAGCCAACGTACAGCGCGCTACTCATCGACGGTTGGGCACCGAACCTAGGCAGCGGTGCTGTCGCGAGGCGACGGTTCATCGTACGCAAGGTCCTCAACGATGTCAAGGCGACGGCGAAGTACGACCTGGCTACGCAGTCGGTGTGGGCCTGTACGTTCACAGCGTACTACGTGAGCGCTGTGACCTCACCATTCGTCATCTACGACCAGACCACCTAGGAGGGGACTGCAATGGCGGACACCACGCAGTCGGACTCGCCGGAAGTCGACAGCACTCCCGGCGAGTTCGAAGTTCTGAAGCTTTCTACCAAGACCAAGAAGAAGGACGTCGAGTACGTCGACCTCTTCGAGATCGACGATGTCATGTACCAGGTGCCCAAGAAGCCTTCGCCGACTGTAGGTCTCAGGTTTCTGTACATCATGAAGCACGAAGGTGCTGAAGAGGCAGCCTACTACATGTTGACTACTATGCTCGGCGAAGAGGGCTATGACGCTCTCATGAACTACGAAGATCTGGAACAAGAGCAGTACGACTTCGTTCTAACAGCCGCTATCAGGATCGCGACGGGCAAGACCGAGAACCCAAAAGTCTCGGTGAAGAGCCAGCGGCCTGGATCAAGAGGGCGGCGCAGATAATATGGATCATAGATTGTCTCGACAGTGTGTGCAGCGACATGAGCGTATTGCACCGTGTCAGAGACATCTGCGAGCTAGATGGTCCGACGTTCTTTACTCTCGCATACAGGCTTCCTGCGTACGAAGGTGCCACAAGGGTAGCTCTGACGGATCTATTCGAGGGTATGGAAGAGGAAGAAGCTGCGGCGGCTTTGGAGGCGGAAGCAAGTAAGTATCCGCCTAGATATGTAGATGTAGACCTAGACGAGATGCGTGTAAAGGAGGGTAGAGTAGTGGGAACGCCTAAGGCTGTTCGTGAAGATCGAGCAGCTACGCTTCAAGAACTTCGGGCTTCTGGTCCCGCTGCTCCTGCTCTAGGTCAGTTGGCTCCCATTTTCGAGATGCCGGTGGTGACGGACTAGATGGCTGGATTCAGGGTTGCGCAAGGTTACGTCGAAGTCGATGTTGACTATGCTCAGCTTGATTCAGCTGTCGCAGGCATTAAGGCTCGACTCGCAGCAGTTAAGGACGCTTCGATCACGCTGGGTATAAACCAGAGGCAGGTCGACGCCGCGATCACCGAAATCATGGCTAAGATCAAGGCGCTTCAGGCTCAGGCTTTGTCTCTAGGCGGAATCAATCAGGCTGCGTTCGATGCTTCTATCGCCGAGATCAGAGCTAAGCTTGAAGGCTTGCAGTCTCTGACGAACATTGATTTGAAGGTTTCTGGGGTTGCTGAAGCTGTCGCAGGTCTGGAAGCTCTTAGAGCTGCTGCGAACGAAACGATTCCGCTGGTTGAGCGAGGCAACGGTCTGTTCGGTGTATGGAACAGTACGATTCAGCTTTTCGGCGGATACCTGACTAGGATTGGTGTGCCTGCGCTGTTTGCCACTGCAGGCACTATCCACATCGTGATCGATGCTATCGCCGAAACTCTGGCTATTCTTATTCCCGCTGGCATCGCTCTGGCAGCTTTTGGAATTGCGGCTAGTAGTACCTTCAATGACATCGTGCACTCCGAGCAAGCGATGTTTACGATTACAACTGCTCTTAATCAGCAGTTCCCAGGCCTGACGTCTGGTCTGCAGCACTTTACAGACTCTGTAAAGCCTAATGTCTATATCCTGTTCGGCGAAGCGCTAGACACTATTAACAAGCACACATCTATGTTCCAGCAACTAGCTACTGGCGCGGGACAGGTTCTAGACGGATTGGGTGCTAGGGCTGAAGCAGCTCTTGGCGGTAACGGTCTTGACGGATTTATTGCCAAGGGTGTTGGCGACCTAAGGCTCCTCGGTGATATCATAGCGAACGTTTTCGGAATCCTCGGAAACTTCCTACATGCTCTGCCTGGTGTTGCAGAAGTTCTGTTTATGGCGATCAGGAACATTACAGGCGCTCTAGAACTTATGACCAGTAGCGGAATCGTCCAAGGGATCTTGGATGTCGCTATGGGATTCCACGGGATGTTGCTCTGGGCAGGTCTAGCTGTCACTGGATTGGTAGCGCTTCAAGGCCCGTTGGTAAACTTGGGCATCTGGTTCTTCGGTCTAGTTGCTGCTATTAGAACGTATATTGCAAGCGTTATAGCAGCTGAAGGAGTAACGGCTACCTTCGAGGCTATCTTGGCTCCTCTGGCTGCGATTAACCCGTTCGTATGGGTTGCTATAGCTGTCGGAGCTCTAATAGCTCTTGCCGTTTGGTTGAGTAATACTACGAACGCGTGGCAGGCTCAGTACAACGCTATTATCCAGAACGTGAACGCTGCTACGACGTTTACACAGGCACAGTTGATCCTGGCTCAAGGACTTCAGCAGACTAATGCAGAACTGCAGAAGACACCGCAGTACATCCAGGTTATGACGCACGCTGGTCATGATAACTACGTTATGACTACGGAACTGAACCCTGCTTATCAGGCCTTGCAGCAGAACGTATCGGGACTCAGCTCTGCTCAGGCGACGCTTGGTACGCGCATGCAGCAGTTGGTGCAGATCACGGGTAGCCAGTCTACTGCTCTTAACGACCTAAACGCTCTAGGTGTCAAGGCTGGTCAGATCGCGACAGAGTCTGCGCAGGCATTTAATAGTCAGAAGCTGCAGATTCAAGCCTTGACTGATGCTACTACTCAGCTAGCAGGGTTCCAGAGTGGTCCTGCAGCTGCTGCTCAGAACGCTCTGACAAACCAGTACATGCAGGAGACGCTTCCGGCGATCCAGAAGATCACGCAGGCCGAAGGCAACCTGATGAACGTGATCACGGGCAGCCAGCTAGCGTTCGACACATTCGGTCAGGGTATCGCTACTCTGGCGACGAACTTTAATCAGGTAACGGGGACGTCGCTTACAACGACGCACACACTGACAGGCCTTAGGAGTACAGCGTCGCTCGCGGGTGCAGCACTGGATGGAACTAGCCAGGCTAGCGACGCCTTGAATGCAGCGTTCTACACATCGATCCAGAACGCCCAGAAGCTAAATGGCGCGCTGATGGAGCAGAGCATCTCGCAGAAGGACCTAGCTAAGGTTGTTGCTACTAGCGCTGGCCAGATGCTCGGTTACGCCGGTAATAATGATGCAGCCCGTCAGTCCCTTGTAGCCCTGATCAATAACGCCTTGGGCCCTGGGACTGTATCGCTTCAGAATCTTGACCAGTGGGTCGGAACCAATCAAGTTTCGATGTCCCAGTATCGAGGGATCATCGATAAGACTACTGCTTCTGCTAGTCAGCTAACAGGCGTGCTTGGCTCTACACTACAGCAGATGCAGGCTATAGCGTTGTTCCAGGCTGAAGGCGGCCAGCAGGCTTGGAATATCTTTACGTCAGACATCATTAGTGGTAAGACTCATTCCGATGCGTTTAAGCAATCCGTGACCGACGTTGCGACTCAATTGCTTATCCAGTCGAACAATAGCCTGCCAGCTGCACAGCGCGCCTTCGAGCAGTATGCGGGCCAGTTGGGAATAACCAAGCAGGACGCCGACGCTCTGTGGCAGCAGTCGCTACCGAGCCTGCAGCACTTCATCGATAGCATGCATGGTAAGAAGCTCGATATCACGGCTAGTACGGCTCAGGCCATGTCGCAGGCGATAGCTCTACAGCAGTACCTTGATGCCATGCATGGAGTGAACCTTGCGATCACGGTTACACAGCAAGTGGCGCTGGCTCAGGGCGGCATGAACCCTATGAAGCACGCTGCAGGTGGTAAGATCACTGGAGGGACCACGTCGACGGCTGACGATGTCCTGGCTCTTGTGTCTAAGGACGAAACGATTGTGAGCGCAGCTCACTCGCAGGTTTTGGCTCCTGTGTTTAAACAGCTAGGTGTCCCTGGATATGCTAGCGGTGGTGTTCCTCATCACAAGTCGACCTTTGTGCCTGTAAGTGAAATAAACGTACTTCTCGCAGCTGGTCTAGGCAGTAGCAACGCGAATGTATTGAAGGCAGCTCATAAGGTCCAGTCAGATAAGGGAAACCTGGCCACGGAACGAGCCGACGCGCGGTCGCTGTACGGTCTCCTTTACGGTAAGACTTACAACTACGCTTCAGTGCCTCATATCAGCGGATCTACTACGACTCATCACACGACTAGTCATCACACGACTACGCATCACATATCAGCAGCTCACATGCAGCACTTGCTGGGCATGGGTCTGGGTAGTCATGTAGCTGCAGCGCACAACGCAGCTGTAGGTCTAGAACATGCTTCAGCTGGCGGCAAGCAAGCAGCAGCGGCTAACCTTGAAGCTGTGCTACACCAGCTCCACATGGAGCACAGGGCTCACCAGGCCTACATAAAGGCTCATAGCGGGAAGCATCATAGCTCAGGTGGCTATCTACCTGCAGGAGCCTGGGGTTATGCTGGTGAGTCTGGTATGGAATCGATTACGTCACTACCAGACGGTGGAACACAGATTACGCCTATGCCAGGTGGAGTCGATCTAGGCACTAAGCTAGACACGTTGATTAGCCTAACTCAGAGGCTGATAGACACGACAGCAGCTGTTCCAGCAGGAGTCGGGAACAAGGTCGGTAGTGCCTTGATGTCAGGCGGAGCTAGAGCATCAACTAACATGCGTTATGGACGGGGCGGAGCGTAAATGGTACACTCCCTGATTATTTCGAACCAGATCGAGCTGATCGGCGAAGTTCCATCTACGAATCCTCGCTGTCTCGGAGCTATCTTCAGGTTGTCGTCCGATACTAGTTCGCAGCGCTTGGACTTGGGCGCTCCTCAGCCAACAACGGACTTCGTGGCGTCGCTGCTTCTAGACGGTGAACGTCCGTTCGGTCGTAGGTCTAGTAACCGAACGATCAAGCTGCCTATATCGATCAACGCTCCTAGCACGACGGTTCTTGCAGGTGCGATGGAGGTCTTGCAATCAGCCGTTGACCAGGACATGTGGATCCTGCAGTGGACACGAGATCCAGGCCAGGGTAACCCACAGCTGCCTCTGTTTCTTGACTGCTTCCGTGCGAACCCCTCAGTGCCTGTATACAACCTGACTGACATTACTCAGTGCTATGCTGAGATTCTGCTAACGATCCCCGCTCTGCCCTACGGTCGTTCTAATATCCGTAGACAGCTGTCGTTCCAGTCTCCTGTTCCTGCATCGCCGCCTCCTCCTCCAGCTCCTGTAGTTCTGGATAACTACTCAACGATTTCTAGTTCTCAGTTCCAGCAGTCGTCTCAATGTGTCGTAGGTCCTCACTCAGGCTTCTGGGACCCTGACTTTTTCGGAGATCAGGGAGGTCAGGTTTCGCAGCTGTCGTACAGTTCAGTCTTTACAACTACGCAGAACCTGACTTCTATGGTTTCCCTGCAGTTCTACCTGGGTCTAGGTACTCGATACTATCACAACCTGGAACACCACGGCGTTACTGAAGGCGTCGAGATCACGATTAACTTCACTGACGTTCTAGGTAATGTTCTGTCGTTGTCTCGTAACAACTTGAGAATACCTGTATCACCGGTCGTATCAGCACCCTGCTTTAGCCTAGTAACTGTCCCGATTCCACAGAACTCTCAGGTATTCCAGTACAATGCTGTGGTAAGTTACAGCATGACGATTACTAACAGGCGCGACTTCGGCAATCCGCGGTTCTCTAACGTCTCGGCTTACATTGATGCGCTGACTGCATATCCTTCAACTCAAACAGTCCAGCCTGTTACTAGGGGCTTCGTACACCAGCTCTACGAGCTGATAGGTACCGCTCGAGCCCCTATGGCTCTATCGTTTCAGCAGCTACCGTCGGCTGGTACGCCTACTACGATTACTGCTATAGGTATCGGAAACTATACGGTTCCTGCGTTGACGGCTTATGTTAAGTCTGAAGTCTGGGCCGCTGGCGGTCCTGGTAGTTCTCGGACTAGCTCTGGCTTCGGTGGCGGAGGCGGTTCTGGCGGCTACTCTCGTGAGAACGTGTTCCCTTGTTCTTCAGGAGACGTAATTCCTTACAGCGTTGGTGCTGGCGGAACTCCTGGTACTAACGGAGCTGCGACTTACTTCGGACCCGGGCCAGCTAGCCCTCTAGTCGTAACAGCTAACCCTGGTCAGGCTGCGCCCGCTAACTCGATCACCGGCGGCCTGGGTGGTGCCGCGTCAAGTAACTCAATCAGTTTCTCAGGGGCAGCTGGTCGAACAGCTTCGGGCAGTGTAGGCGGAGGTGGCGCTTCTTCTGCAGGGCCGACTAGCGCGGGTCAGTCACCTATGGGTACATCAGCTGTCATTCTGACAGGTAGCGGTAACTGGACAGCCCCGCTAGGTGTATCACAGGTCTATGTCGAGTGCTGGGCGCCTGGAGGTTCGGGTGCATGTGGTGGTCCTAGCACTAACGGTAGCGGCGGCGGTGCCGGCGAATACGTGGCTGCTAATGTAAACGTAGTCGGTGGCAACTCGTACGTTTACGCTTGTGGTACCGGCGGTACACTAGTCAACGGCAGCTCGATTAACGGGCATGCAGGATCTGGCCCCACTACGTTTACAGGAGCGAACGGTACCGTAACTGCTAACCCTGGAGCAGCTGGTCTTGGTGTAGCATATCCTGAGCCTGGAGGCGCTGGTGGTTCGGGCGGTAGCTTTACCGGAGGTCCGTATATAGAGTTCCCCGGTGGTAACGGTGGCGCTTCTAATCCATATCCAGGTTCTGGTGGTTCTAGCGGTTCGGCTGCAGGTGCTGGTAATAATGGTGTTAGCACTGGAACTTCTTCGACTCCTGCTCCTGCAGGCGGTGGTGCGGGAGGTGCGAGCTCTGGACCGACGAATAACATTGGACAGCCTGGTTCGGCTCCAGGTGGCGGTGGTGGTGGTACTTACAATGCAGGCAACAACTCTGGTGCAGGAGCTAACGGACAAATCCGTATTACTTATCCTGGAGGCGCACCTACTAATAACGGCGCAGCTGCAGTCAGCGGAGGCGGTGCGGGAGGCAACGGTGGAGGCTCGGCTAATACTCCAGGTAGCAACGGTAGTAACCCTGGAGGCGGCGGTGGTGGCGCTGACTCTAGCGGAACTGCTGAGACTGGTGGTAACGGTGGTAACGGCCAGCTAACTGTTACACCTTATAGTAGTGCGGCTTTCAAGACGCTGCTTGTTCATAGGCCTCCTCTAGGGTGCAATCCGAACTTCCAGCCTCTGGTAAGTATCGGTAACGGTAGCGACGTGCCTAATGGTGGTACGCAGTATACGATGCCTCAGCCTGTAGCAGGCGTGCCTGCAGACTTCGGCGGCACGTATACGATATATGCAATCAACAAGACCTGGAACGGCTCAGGTACTAGGACTGTTACAGTTACCGTGACGCAGAAGGAATCTGCATCAGGGGCTTCTCACAGCGTCTCTACTATACCGGTAACATTCACGCCTTCTCAGGTTACAAACGGGTTCCTAGTAGCTGGTGTCCTGACGCTTCCTAACTGGAAATTGGCACCTGACAATGTCGGAGCCGTGTATACAGTATCTATTAACGACACGAACACGTCAGACCGATTCTACGACCTGATCTTCGTAGACACCCAAGGTCAGACGATTCTGATCAATGAGCCTACTACAGGCTACATCAACTACTACATTGACATCCCTGATCCTAACGTCAACCTCGGTAACATCATGGGTAGTCAGAGTGGTCGTCCGAATGCTATTAGTGTACAGGATCAGACAACTGTCTCAGGTGTCTGTCTATTCCTTGAACCAACAGACTGCATAAACCAGCTATTTGTGTACAGCGTCGATGCAGCAGCTGGGATCGCTGTCTCTGCTGAGTATTATCCTCACTGGTGGTTTGACAGGTCTCAATAGGAGGTTTGGTGACTGGACAGTTTACTGCTACGTACCCAGCATATCCTGGGACTAGTCAAGTTGCAACAGCTGTGCCGGGTACTTCAAACTGGCGATACATGGGGTCTATAGGTCAGATGACGGCGCTGACCTACAGCTTCAGCTGTCCTGGAGGTTGCTTCGATAGCGCCTGGACTCTACGAGTACCTATTGCCTATCGTGACCAGTCGTTCAACCCAGGAGATCTAGTTAGAATCACACGAGGAGGTCACCAAGTATGGAAGGGCAAGCTCGACGAAGCCCAGCCTTCTTCCAGTGGATGGAACTTCACTGCTACAGGTGACGGAGCTAGAGGTTCTGACTTCGTAGCTTACTATACGGATCCTTGGCCTGTAAGTCAGCCTGACGAGTCCGTAAACAATGCGATCACGCGCGGCTTGCCTTGGGTGAATCCTGGAATAGGTACTCCTACTGGCATATGGCTGGGCCAAGGAGTCGATCCAGGTGCACAGTTTATATCAGACCTACTCAACCTAGTTTGCACTCGCGGAGGCCTAACCTGGTATGTTAACAGTCAGCCTGGAGGAAGAATAGGCAGTACCTTGTCGGTGTTTCCTCTACCTACGACTGTTAACCGTCTGATAGTGTCTTCACAGCCTGTGCCTCGGACACTAGGCGGCTATGTTAATACGCTGTTTATAAGGTACGAAACTGCAGCTGATAGTTCTGGAACTGATCAAGGTTCTGTTACGCCTGCTGCTTTCGCTACTACTTCAGTACAGAATACTGCTTCAGCAAGTGTCCACGGGGTCATAGAGGACTACATTGACCTGTCGAACGCTGGAATCATGACTCAAGCAGCGGCACAGGCTGTAGGTAACAGTGTACTATCGATTTATCAGGCAGCTACGTTTGCAGGTCCTTTTGAGATAAATTACGGGCAGCTGTTGACTACTGGTGGCCAGCCTATCGATCCAGGAACCGACCAAGCAGGGACAGTTGCTCAACTGATAGTTACAGACTTCGGCTACGGTGGCGAAGTTACTCCTCAGTTCCCAGTGATATTCCCTGTAGGCAAATATCTATGGGACGACTTCGCTCAAGTAGCTACAGTCACACCGTTCCAGAACCTAGACCAGTCGATTTCAGGTCTTTTGTCGATGGAGAGTACCGTACTAACGCCTATTACGACTTCGAGTTAAGGAGCACCATGAAGCAGATCATCACGCAGGCGATAGCACTTATTCCGGTGCTCTGGCTACACGGAGTCGAGAGTCTGATTGCTCTAGCAGTGTTCTTGCTGATATCGTTGCATGCTAGTTCTTCGAACGTTGCAGCCAAAGCTCGTAGCACTGAAACTCGTGTAGCTAATCTCGAAGGTATCGTTTTTCCGAACACAGGCGGAACCGTCAACGGAGACGTAAACTCGACTGGGACCGTCTCGGGAAATACTCTCCAGGGTAATCTCAACGCAGGCTACGTGCAAGGTACGGTCAGCAACGCTAACGTAGCTAACAACCTGAACGGTCTGAACATTCCTCAGAGTCGAGGCGGAGGTATGACTAACGCACCGGCTTCGTACTCTCAGTCCTGGGGTGCTTCTGTCGTAACGGAGGTTACTCAGATCAACAATGCACTCGGTAATGCTGGTATCTTCGTGTAAGGGAGCAGTATCATGGTAATGTTCGATGAGCTCAACGCGGTGGCTACTGTTAATCAGATCCAGCAGCACCTCGCAGCTCTAATGAGAGCTTTCGAAGCCTGTGAGGACGACTATGAGTGGTCGTCGGCGTATTCTCAGACCGACTTCGAAGCACCTCCCCTGTCGATGTCAGGTAACGCTTCTCAGCAAGTCTTGAACGCGCTAGCTGACGTTCACGACCTGTACGAGACTGCTAAGGGGACTCCGGGATTTCCACTTCCGGCTCTGCCGTACAACTTCACTGCATCTATGCGTGCAGTGATAGGGTCAAGAAATCCTTAGATAAGAAGGTACGGATGGCGGACAGAAATAGGCCACACTTCGGACACACGAAGACGGGTCACGCAGTTCACCTACACGCAATCGATCATCTGCCTACACATAACGCGTATGCACGGTTTAACCGTAGGGTCGCGATCGCGATAACCACCCGGGTCGGTTCAATGACCTGTGCCTGGATCTTCTGTCTGCTAGCCCTACTAAGCCTGCCAGCTGTGTTGACACTAGTGTTCAGCCTGCACTTCTTTCCGCAGTGGCTAGTTTCGGCCGGCCTAATCGCGCTAGTAGCATGGATCGCTCAGACGTTTATTCAGCTCGTGCTCCTAAGCGTGATCATGGTAGGACAGAATATCCAGCAGACTGCTTCCGATGCTCGGTCAGCGAAGCAGTTCGAGGATACGGAGCACATAGTAGACCAGCTCGACCTGAATACTGAAGGCGGGCTCTCAGTAGTCCTCACAGCGGTCATAGAGCTGAACGAGCGCATGGGTCGCTTCGAGGCTGGACAAAGGAAGGAGTAGGTCATGTTCAACAACATCGGTCAGTACAGTAAGTTCATCGTAGCCGTCCTAGGTGCGATCTCCACAGGGGTCACGACCTTCGGTCACAACTCGCCTATGACGTCGACAGTCGTAGCTGCGATCGCAGCTGTCGTTGTCTGGCTCGTGCCTAACCAGCCCAAGCCTCCGACGTCTTAATCAGGAAGGCGGACAAACATGGGTGTTATACCAGCGTTCGATGCAACATCCGCAAACTACGGAGCACTGCCTCCAGGGCAACGGTGCGCCTACGTTACAGGAACTCCAGACATCCTGTGGACTACTGCAGAGCTAGTTGCTAACCCTGGGGTCGTCCTAATCGCTCAGGCAGTCGGGCTCGCAATCGACGAGAGTCCGTTTCCTGACATCCTGGACGTAGAAGGCGGAGCAGCCACCTATGCAGACTGTGGGCCTTGGGCCATCGCGATGCAGGCAGCTTTCTCAACTGACAAGAGGCCAGGACAGCGTAGACCTGCTATCTACTGTTCGGCTAGTAATGTCTCGAACATCGTCAACGCTCTTGTAGCTGCAGGAGTTACGAGTCATGTCGGGCTGTGGATCGCGAACTGGAACCTAAGCGACGCACAGGCGGTCGTAGAGGTTCTTACGGCGTCTGGTCCGTTCCCAATTATCGCTATCCAGTTCAGTGCACTAGGGGGCGGAGGCTCCTATGACCTGGATGTCTTCTCAACGTCATGGCTAGCGGACCAGTCAGGCGTCGCAGGAGACCTAGTGTCGCAAGGCTCTTCGGGCCCTGCAGTCGTCGCTCTTCAGACAGCTCTCAACACCTGGATCTCGCCGAAGATAGCCATCGATGGCTTGTTCGGCCGAGAAACCTTGAAGGCGACTGAAGAGTTCCAAACGGATAAGCATCTCACGGTCGACGGTATAGCAGGTCCTGCAACCTGGAAGGCTCTTGAGCCTTCGGCGCCCGACCCCACTCCTGTTCCGACGCCATCGTCTGCTCCAGGAGGTCTGAAGCAGACTGTTAGGTCGGCGGCTTCTGAAGCTATCTTCTCATGGCAGGCTGTTGCAGGAGTAGCTCTGACAGAAGGTTACCACTTGCAGGTTGAGTGGGAGAAGTCAGGCTTCGGGTGGGTCCTGTCGTTCGACGTCACAGTTAAGGCGCTAACGCAATTGGTAGCGCTAGCGCCGCGAACGACTTACAGATGGAGAGTGGCGGCAAATACTACAGACCACATCTGGTCTAGCTGGGTCCAGTTCGTTACGACCTAGCCCTAGGCGCCTGGCCCTCTCTCGCCGTCCGCCCGAGGGAGGGTCAGGCTTTGTTCGCTAGGGAGATTGCTAGAGCAGGTCCCAGAACGTAGTGCTCATCGCCCTGGCGTCCAGGTATGCGGGAGTGCGTAGCCAGAACGGGACCGGGCTGCCCAGTCGCATGTCCGGACCGCTGTCGTACGAGCCGTTGCCTGAGACGTGGCTCCGATTCACAGTAGGTTCCAGAACGTAGTGCTGGTCATCCTAGCGTCGATGTACGCAGGAGTCCGCATGTAGAATGGGATCGGGCTGCCCATCCGCATATCCGGACCACCGTCGCACGCGCCGTTTCCGTTGGCGTAGCTGCGGTTTTCCATGACTGTTCCTCTCATTGATCTGTTCATCTATACCAGTGTGACTTGGATGTCTCCTACGATATGCAAGGTTCTCGCGGACGTCTCTATCGGTGTACTTGTAATCGTAAGCTGGCATTCAGCACCTCCGTTCTTTTAATTATATATCAATATGATAGTCGAAAGCAAGAGGCTACAGTGAGGTTTCTATTCGGCTTTTATGATACGCTCCGCAGCTGTAAACCAGACCTCTACTAGACGCCATCTCCAGTTCCAAGTAGAGGAATTTTCAGGAGACGAGATAGCGCAGACCATATGACTGCAGATCATGTCGAAGCAAGAGTCTAGAGCTTGACCTTTCATGTCACACCTAGCAGGACGATGAGAACTATAGTGAACATACAAGTGAGAGCTATACCGGTAATGAAGCCTCGTGTCCAGTACTTCTCTTGTTCAGGAGTCATGGGCTTCATGTTACCAGAAGTCCATGAAGTGCGATATCCAGTTAAGGAACCATATAACGGCTACTATTCCTAGGATGATCACGACGATAAGAATTACTAGAAGCCAGATCGGAATAGATACCATACTACCGGTCCTTATACCAGTCTCGGAGCCACTTGAACAAGTGGCTATACTTGATAAGTACGCACATGAGTAGAAACGAGTTAAGATATAGGATGGCTAGTATTACGGTCGGTATAGTGCTCATGCTGTATACTCCTGAAACATAGGAGGCTTCCAAAGTTCGACTGCGCACGGATAGGGACGATCTCCTCTGAGCCAGTCTTCGAGATGGTTCATATCGCCCCAGTTGCGACCCACTTCTACGTCGACTGTGAATGGTACGTAGTCGCCACAGATCCTGTATGCGGACTCAGCCATGCGCTGGCGCATTAGGTTGCCTACATATTCGACGTTGTCCTGATGTGTCTCAAAGTACAGAGCGTCGTGGATAGTATTACGACACCAAGCGGTCCCCTTAAGTTCCTTTCTCAGATTAATGAAGGCCTGAACGCAAATGTCAGATCCTGTAGACTGTGGAAGGAAAGCCATAGCTTCATTCTGGACGTCCTTGAGATTCTCGTCCGTAACGAGATTAAATCGACGGCGTCGACCGAATGGAGTAATCAGGTCTTCCCCGTGCGTGGCAGCCCACTTGATCTTCTCCCGAAAGGCTACAATTCGGGGAATGACCACGAAGAAGTCACGATACATAGCTTGCGCGTCACGAAGCGGAATGTCAAGCTCGTCCGAGATGGACTTAGCTTCACGACCATAAGCTAGGCCGTACACGAAGGCTTTAACGATGATACGCTTGTCCTTGGCTGAAGCTGACGCCAGTCTGTATGATCGTTCAGGTCTAACGATAGGGAGTAGCTCGTCGAATAGGTCTCGGGAAGGATCACGGAAGATCTCTGCGAAGTAAGGCTCTTGTGCTAGCCAGGTTAGAACTCGTAGTTCAAGCTGTCCATAGTCGGCACCAACGAGTACATGGTCATCCTTGGCAACCCTATACTGGCGTCGTAGCTTGTCTCCTCGGGGAATGACCTGTAGACTAGGCTTCTTCTGACTGAGGCGTCCTGTACTTGTACTGTGTAGCATGACGGTAGGATATACCCGACCGCGCCAGACATACTTACGAAGACCTGATACATAGGTTCCATCTAGTTTGGCTACCTTGCGGTACTTAAGCATCGTCTCCAGAAACGTGACTATATCGTCTCTCTTATCACGGCGCGTCTTAGCGGCTTCGTACATCAGAGACAAAGCTTCGGCATTCGTGGTTTCTACTAGCTCGCCCTTGGTGTTCTTCATCTTAGGTATCGTAACACCTAGTTCATGAAGAACTGCCTTGACCTGCATAGGGGAACGCGGATTGAACTCTTCTGCTATCCTGAACATAGTGCGTTCATAGCTAGCAGCCTCGATTGCGTATTCTCTCTGAAGCTGCCGATTGTAATTCAGGTCTACAGCGAACCCGTTAAGTTCTAGATAGACGAAACCGGTCGCAGCTGCGCAGAGGAAGTCATGTAGGTCTCGGAGTCCCCACCATTCACCATCAGCTCGTGGCCTGATCGGGTCAAGACGGAGCGCGTCTTCTCTGTCGATATCGGCATCGAAGAACTCATCCAGTTCCCAAGTGCAAACCACGTCGTAACCGTTGTACTCGTAGAGGATAGGTCGGGGGATATTGCCGAAGCGCTTGTTCCTTCCTTTGCCGGTGTATTGATCGAGATCTTCGTCATAACGAGGAGCACCTAGTTTCTCGACGGCGTTGTACTTCAGTCCGTGGATACCCGAGCGTTCATCCAGCACGTAGGATTTGAGCATGGTGTCTTGTCGGATGACAAGGTCCGTGAATCCCTTAGGATACAGGCCACTAACGTCGAATTTCCCGTTCTGAAATATGAGTTCAATACTGCGCAGCCAATCGGCCATCGATTTGAGGACTGCTTCGGATCTACAGGCCCGTTCTCCAAATACAATGCCTATGCCTTTCTGTACGCATATACCTATACAGAGCAATGCGAACCTGCTGGGATGGTCGAACGACCTTTCCTTGTCTAGATCCGTCTCAATGTCAACTACTGCCTTATTGTACTTCCGGCGCAAAACAGCTATCGCACGGAGCGCTCCCTTTTCAGTATCAATGATAACGACCTTAGGCTTTCTCCAGGGAGGAGCACTGACTACGAGCTTCTGGAAGTCGTTACACATTGAAGGAAAGGAAGCCGACGATCGCAAGCACGCTGCTGGGTGAAATGTAGGAATGATCTTTACGTCAGGCAGATCACTAGTCTCGCGGAACGGTCCTACACGCAGCTGAGTAATGCCGATCTTAGTTCTCAGGAGCGACTGAGCCGCAGTGTTTCCTAGAGCCATGATCTGTTCGACACCGTGTTGCTTGAGTTCGGTTAGCAGTCTTTGTCGACAAGCAGTTACTGCTCCTGGAGGAGGCGTAAAGCTCGGGTTGTCTTTGGACGTACAGAGACAAGCGTTGGTAATGAACATCTCGTCTCGTCGCAGACGGTAGGCTTGCAGAACCTTGTCTAGGAGTTTGCCACTTGGTCCAATGAATGGTCTGCCTAGCCTGATCTCTGCTCGTCCAGGATTCTGACCGACCAAAGCGATCCTAGCTCTGTCGGGGCCAGAGCTAGGAACGAATCCGTATTCAGAGGTGTTAAGCGGACAAGTCTCGCAGGCTGCTAGAGGGTGACGACGCGCTTTGGGCTGAACTAGTTCGCTGGATTGTTCCACCACGTTACGTCCCCGTTCTGGTGCGGAGTGTCATTGCCGTGTTCGTTGCGCAAGCAGTAAATGTCTGTATCACGCAACCGGACGTTGCAATGTTCACTCCACGTTAGTAGGTCCGTGAGGCTTTGGTCCATTGTTGTCTTCCTGAAAGGTCATAACGTGTAGCGGATATCTTTCCTTCTCGAGCTGACGAAGACGTTCGAGGCAGATCGTATAGACCTTACGTAGGTCGTCGTATTCGGTGCTTCCTGGCTTAACTCCGGCTCGTAGAAGGTAGGCGACCATCTCTCCGCGCCAGTAATCAAGCTTGAAGGCCTTAATGACGTCCCAGGGTTCTAGTCCAGACTCCGAACGGTAGTACTCAGGGTGGTGCTCGTCAGGCTTCTCGAAGAGAGGCTTAACGGCTTCGTTGTAGTCGAAAGGCTTGCCGGGGTGGTATCCAGGAGTACTAGGTTCAGAGCCTAGGTTGACAGCTTCGGAGAGTCTTTCGCTGTAGTCTCTGAGTGAAGCTCCGTAGTCAGTTTCTCCTCGCAGGACTTGTATAAGCTCACAGTGCATAGGATCGTCAGTTAGACGAACTGCGAAAGGTCTCGTACTAGCCAGCGGGTTATTACTGTGGTAGTACTGTATGACGTAGCAGCCTGGAGGCGTTTCCCAGTCCTGGTCTGTAGGGATATTGACGATACGTTCTGTCACTGGTTCCACCTCTGAATTGGAGTTAGACCCCACTGATCGAGGGTCTTGATGTTGCGTTCTATAAGGAATGGTTGATCGAAATCCTCAGCCGTAAGGTCGAAGTAGTTGTCAGGCCTGGGAACTTCGACTCTACCAACTTCTTCTATGTTTATCCCCCTGTGCGCATACGAGAAAGGTGCGATAGTGTCCATGCTCCGAACTAGACCAGAGACCGAAGCACAGTGCTGAAGCTCTGTTGGCCATTGGTCACTGAAGCCTAGCAGGTGAATATCGTAACGAGTACCGTAGCGCTTCTTGATCTCCAAAGCCAGTTCGAATCTAGCTGTGGGGTTGCCTGATCTGTAACAGGTAGTTCGGCTGATAGAGATCGTCTTGATATGGTGACTTGTGTCGCTGTGGTTCAGTTCGGACACGAATTCTAGAGACTCTTGAAGACTCTGTCCGTGAGCTACAGCTGCGATGCGAGGAACCTTGCCACCGAAAGGCATAGGTCCTCGTAGAGTTTCTAGGAACTGCTGCGTAAGCACCAGCGTTGCAGAAGGATCTCCTAGGACGTCTGGAGCTACTAGCTCGGTTGCACCGTAACGTGCGGCTACTCGTATTAGGTCGTAGTCATTTAGACGTTCTCCTTCCCAGGCACCGTTGTCTAGTAGCCACTCGACGTGATGACTCTTCCACGCCTGGTTGTAGAAGTCTAGGTAATGCGCGTTCGGAGGTTCTCCACCGTTAGGATGAATAAGTTCGCCTGCCAGAGCCATCTGGATACGACGATCTTCGCAGTACTGCTGTGCGAGAGCGCCTGGAGGGATAATTGCTACTTCTACCGGAATCATAATACGGTTTTAACCTCTTCCCAGTCTTCCTTGTATGGAGCGCTATCTTCGTCCACGTCTGCCATCCAGCCAAGAGAGTTACGGATTGTGAAGCTCTCACCTGGGAGAAAGTCATGAACGAGAACCTTGCCTGAAGGCCAGTTTCGTCGACGCATCATGAAGCCTGCTTTGGCCTTTGCGAAGGCTTCTGGAGTGTTCATCATAGTCCCAACAGCGTAAAGAATTCCTCTTTGACATGGCGCTTGTTATCGACGAAGACGCCTCTGACAGCGCTGGTGACCGTTTCGGTCTCATGTGCTAGTGCGCCTCGTAGCGACATGCAGCTGTGGAACGCTTTCATGACGACGATAACACCTTGGGGGTTCAGGATGTCATTGAACGTATCAGCTAGGTCTGTAGTCAGCTCTTCCTGGACCGCAGGAGTCTTAGCTGCTGTCTGAACCTGGCGTGCTATCTTGGATAGACCTGCGATTAGTCCGTCAGGAACGTAGCCGACGTGGCAAGTACCTGTGAAGGGTGCGAGATGGTGCGAACATAGACTTACGAATCGTATGTTCTTGACTACTACTAGTTCGTGTGCATCAGTCTTGAAGGTTGTGAACTTCCAACGCTCGCTAGCGTCCGTCAGTTCTCGTAGCATCTTGACGAATCGTAGCGGCGTGTCCTTGACATCGTCGCCTTCCCAGTCGAAGTCTGGTATGACCTTTTCGAGCAGGAGTTTCATCAAAATTTCAGGTGATGTAGAAGACAGGTCTAGTACTTCTCTGCCTGATACTGAGTCGTAGTACGGTTGCCCGTCAGGTTCGAAAAGCATCAGAATCCTGTGAAACTCAGCGAAGTCAGTGCGTTGCGTGCACGTTGCTTATCGGGATTAGACATGGGTTCGGCTGCTAGAGACTCTAGTACATCTAGAACGGTATCGAGCGGCGGTAGTGAATGAGGCGAATACCAGGCGGTTGTCTTCGGAGTCTCACTGACTCGTACAGCTGTAACCTCTGGATACAAGGCTACTGCCCGTTCATAGAACAGCTTCGCCATATTTTCAGCTGTAGGCTGTGCGATCGTGTCGTTGATCTGTCTGTGGTCGAACGTGTTGTCGAGCCAGGTCTTAAAGCGTCCTAGCTCACCGTAGTCACGTACGAAGCCTACATCGTCGAGTGCAGGACTTTCTAGATACAGTTCGACCTCGTAATTGTGTCCATGCAAGCGTCCGCAAGGGTGACCTTCTACAAGATCATTGAGATAGTGCGCTGCTGAGAACTGAAATGTCTTACTGATGCGCCACATGCTAGTATCCGATCGGAGGAGGCGTGGGTGTACGGCCGGTAGGAGAACCTTCGATACCGAGTTGCTTCGGACCGATAGCCTTGCGCTTAAGGTCGTCAGGCTTCCAAGTCTCGAATAGATGCTTGATACAGGTAGCGTAGTCGGGTCCGTCGATAAGGACACAGGTGCGCATATGTGTCGTCAGTGTCAGATCCGTATGCGTGATACCTGCATGAATCGGGAAGATTCCGTCGAACACTTGGTGGAACCCCGCTTCGTATCGGAGTTCCGCATAACTGAGCTCCTTGCTAGCAATGATACGAACTTTCCCGTCAGGAAGCTGCATACCACAGATAGACCATTCGGGATTCGGGAACTGCGAGCTAAAGTCGTAATTAGGCACTGTGTCTCCTAGGTGCTGAAGATGTAGGCGGTAGGTCGGTCCAGTCGCATTCTCACGGGTACCATCTTCTGGTCTTGTACTACCCCGCTAAACCGTGTGCTGCCTACTCTTACCTCGCGACGTGGCCTACATCTTCATGGTCTAGCTAGAACGGACTATCGGTTTCGCTCTTCGGAGACCCGAGCTGGTCTTCGGAGAACATCCCGTAGCCGCGGATCTCGATGTGTCGCTCTGGCATGTCAGGGAACTTCTCGACCTGCCGCTTGTTCTTACCGCGCCGGATAAAGAGCTCCTGACCTTCGTAGTACTCCGGCTCGGTCGGGACTTCGAGGTTGCCGTCCGAGTCGAGGTTGTCCTCGTAGGCGTTCTTGTTGCCCTTCTGAGAAGGCAGCGCCTTGAGAATGCCGACGATGGTGTACATCGCGCCTTCCCAGAGGCACGCGTTGGTGAAGTCGTGCCTGTTGGCGTACTCCTGCCAGCGTCCCGGAGTATCCTGGATAACGAAGTCGAAGTTGAGCATTGGCTTGCCAGAGTTGTTTTCCGACTCTGACTCGAGCAGCTCCACGCCGTGGATCACGGCGTGGTACTTGCCGATCGGCATCGGATCGAAGCTGCGGTCACCTGACGAAGCTTCCTGGTCGCTGAGTGAAACCCTGATTCCCATAGTTCCGTTTTCTCTTTCTGTACTAGTTACTTTGCCCTATCGGGCGGGTTCCTCTGCAGGCATACTGATGATCTGCCTGTAAAGGTCTTCGAGTTTAGGCTCCTGAATAACCCTCTCGAAGAGTCCGGTTCTTGACTTGGCCTGATAACCTTCAGTGAGGCCTGTCAAGAGAACGCGACGTTCTGCTTCGACGATCTTGGTTCGGCCTTCAGCGACCGTTGTGCGCTCCACAGCAAGGTAGAACACGTTGCTGAACATACCGCAGGCCTGATTCTTGAGCTTGCCGGGCAGGTCTGGGACGATCCAGTTGATACTGCGGTTGTCCTTCGCCTCAGCTTCGTGACAGGTTACGATGAAGTTGACAGGCAGATCGCGGAAGTGCCTGAATAGGGTTCGCATCTGGCTAATCGATTCGCCCCATTCACGCATGCTCGGGACGTCGAAGTTAACCTCGCCGCCTCCAGGCCGACCCGAGATGAGGAGAGCTGACATGATATCGTTCATAGACAGCTTCTGTGCTTCGGTGCCAGTGTCGATCACGAGAGTCTTGAACGGGATAGGCGTGCCGGAACCAGACAGCTTAGCTGCTGCCTTGTAGATCTGGTCGAACTGTGAGAACTTCCTGATGAAGGCCACCTGTGCGTCTGGAGCTTCCTTACGCAGGGTGTCCGCCTCTGCTTGGTCAGGTGTCATGAAGAGTACAGGTGTCATGCCTGGGATCTTCTGAGCCTGAGCTACCAGAGTTGTCTTACCGACCCCCGGCTTGCCGTAGATGAGAGCCTTCATGTACTGTGGCTTGTCTCGGATAGGCGCTATAGGAACGCCTCCGAAGTCTGTCATAGTAGGGACTAGTGCGGTACTAACGTCGCTCATGACTGCCGCCGTCTCTGTATATAGTACGGTTCTGACTTGACGAAGTCTGCTTCAAGATCTCCTGTCGGGTCTAGACCGCCAGAAGCTGTAAGACAGGGTAGCTGGAATGAACATGACTGACAGTTCGGTTGACTAGCGTTCTTGTATATAGCTGGTTCGCCAATCACCTCCTTAGCTTGTAGCAGTATACTACGGCCTGCTTCTTCTAGTTGTTCGGCTGTCTTGATCATAACGAAACGCCTAGAAAACTCAGGGCCGTGATTCTTGAGCCATTCTAGGTAGTCGTTGTACAGACCATGGCGATACGCTCTGTTGTCTTTACGTTCGAAGACTTGACGAGCTGTATGGTAGTCCGTGAGCTGTTGCTTGTTGACACTGTACCAACGTCCTTGACCTGGAGTCTGCAATCTCCTGGGAGGCTTCGGGTAAGCCTTTCGGAACTGATTAAGGATAATCCCAGTAGCTGGGTATCCGTTCTGACGCACACACCATAGGTACGAAGGAAGCTGGTCTTCTAGTTCTGGAAGTACTGAGTCTTCTTTGTACAAGTTGGCGGCTGATTTACTGTCTTCTACAAAGATGAATCCTTCACGGTCTTCGAAGACTACATCGATACGACAGCTAAATACAACTGGAATGCCTGTGAACTGTCCTAGGATGTCATATGAATCCGGGAACTCGTTGTGCTTTCGATACCGTGCGATACAGTCCTTGCAGGCACAGTGAAGCTGGTTGCCCTGATCGTCAACAACTGGACACTCGAATTCACGCTCTACGAATAGCGGCTTATAAGCCGAACGATCAAGACTCCGACACAGTTTGACGAGCATGCTGCGTAGAATACTGAGACGCTCGCCGTAATCGAGAGCTTCTTCTTCGTCCAGCTGATACTTTGCCGAACGAAGAAGGTAGTCATTTCGTTGGTGATTAGCTTCGGCTATAAGTGCATCCTGAGCAAACTTGTGCAAGTCTCCCAACGGTGTACGCCAAGTCTCAGGGTTGTACAGGACTTCCAGAGCCTTGTGCCAGACAGTACCATCTTCGAGAGGAGCTGGTCGCTTAATCGGTTCCCAGTTGTCTCGATAGCGCCAGTCCCACATGCGTCTGCATGTACGGTAACCACGAAGCTGAGACGAATGGATCTCATGAGTGAGAGTCACTAGGGCCACCTTGCGTAGTATCTGAGCCAGATCCCCAAGCTTCGTATTGGGCTACTCCCGGTGATGGAGGCTTCCAAGTCTCGACAGGTCTGCCTTCAACATAGCAGTCACCAGGATGCGGGCCAGTGCTGTAGATACATCCAGGCTTGTGATACTGAAGACTTGGAGGAGGACTTCCGGGGCTTGCAGAGGCTGCGATCCTCTTAAGATCAGTCAGAGAGCATATCTGGACAGGACGTCCAACCTTGTAACCAATAGCCTTCGCCAGCTGGGCAGCCTCTTCTATCTGCTGTTGATCGTACAGAGGCGCTACGTAACCTGTTTCTCCGAAACCATGAATCGGTAGCCCGAACTTAGGCATAGTCCCTGGGTATTCAGTGTCTCCCAGGTTCTGAGGCATGCCATGCTCTGCACAGTTGATGATAGACGTCGTCGGCGGGAAACAGTCTATCGCACAAGAGCAGGACTTCGGTAGTTCTGGTGTCATCGGAGTTGTCGCCGTTACTTAGCCGCGACCGCTGTCTTCCAGAACTCGGTGTCCATGTACACCGTGGGGTCCTCCACCTTTGCTTCGTGAAAGGCTTCGAGGCGTTCGACGCAAGTGCCGCATCGTCCGCAGTGGGAAGTTCCGCCCTTGTAGCATGACCACGTGAGATCAATAGGAACGCGGAGTTCGCCTGCCCTCCTGGCGATGTCAGCCTTAGTCCTGAAGATGTAAGGAGTCCTGATTTCGAATCCTGGGTGAATAAATCCTTCGTTACCGATCTTGATAGCTGCCTCTAGGTTCCTGATAAACTCAGGCCTACAGTCAGGATAGATCGCGTGGTCACCTGCATGAACCGCCGTGGCGACAAACTGAGCCTTGATGGAGATAGCCACTCCCGCCGCCATAGCTATCATGACCATGTTACGGTTCGGGACAACCGTTGCCTTCATGCTCTCGGCATCGTAGCTGCCTTCCGGGACCTCTGCGTTAGGGTCTACCAGGGAGCTTGCGCTGGATACAATCGAACGTCCATAAGACGGAATGTCTATGATCAGGTGGTGAAGACGAAGGGCTGAAGTGATAGCCCTTGCCTGGATAAGTTCCCTGATGTGACGCTGACCGTAGTTGAAGGACACTACGTCTACGTCTGTTCCGCTGTTTACAAGATCGTACAGCATAGTGGTGCTGTCAAGTCCGCCGGATACGATTGCTATGCCACCCATAAGGTTTGCTCCTGGATTCTCGCTTTTCGTATAATATAATTATACTACAAGAATCTAGGGAACAACAATGGAGCCTTAAAGGAAATTATTCTGAAATTTCCCTTAATACACTAGTCAACTAATGACCGCAAGCGTTGGACGCACAGTCGGTTACAATAGCGTGTACTATAGCAAAGATAGCTAGTCCTGTCAGGACTAGTGCACATATCAAACAGACAAGAAGTTCCCAGTCTCTATTCTTCATGCCTAACAGGCCCTCCTGTCCGAGTCCCGTTACGAGACAGAGTCACTTCCTTAGGTACAGACTTCATGGTAAGCCAACGGAGCGGTTCTTCGATATTGTCCAGAGCTGGAAAGGTAACTGTTACCGTGTCACCTGTTAGGTTCGTGTCTTCGTTAAGCCAGTCTTCGTCCATACCGTCCCAGTACTCACGTATATACCGGTAGAACTCTTCCGCCTCAGCTAGGGCTCCTTCGTAGTCATCTTCGGCTATCATTTCCTGGATAGAGTCGAACTCTACAACTAGCGTCCAACGGCTCATTTCCATGATACTCTCCTTATCAGGCCCGCCGGCGTGTTCCGGCGGGCCTCGTTGCTGATTAAGATAAACGTCGACCTGATGGGACTTGCTGACCGATGCCTTCGAGACCTTCTCGCAGCTCCTGAATACTGAAGCTAGGCAGCTTGATCTCGCCTTCGGGTTGAAGATTGTGCCTAGTAGCTGGTTTAGTCTCTGGAGCAGACTTTGACTTGATGGTCAAGGTCTGGCTCGTGTAGTCGTAGATGACGATGATTGTGTCGAACTCCATTGTCTTAACGGACATCGTCATGCTGCACCTCCGAGTGATACCTTCGCCAGTGCTGCCGGTAAGCCTTGCATGTTCGGAATCTCGTGCCGGTTGCCCATCCAGCGTGGACGATGCCGCAGGCTAGAAACGAAATTGAGCCCCAGTCGCTTTTTCTCCTCTCACCCCAAGGGCAGTAGAAGAACGTGCCACCTCGGATCGGAGCTGGAGGCTCTGGAGAAGACGGAACTAGCCTGTTATGATGAACAGCCATGTTAAGGCTGACCGTTCTGGGTAGCCTGCTTACCTTCTTGCGTCTGACAGAAGGCATCCCATTCAGGGATGCGCGTGATCGCGCCTGCGGCTTCGCGCGTCGTCGTGGCGAAGCCTACACCGTTGATACAGATCTCGACGATGTTCGGATGGCCGTCGACGTTGAGGTAGAGCCCAACGTAGTTCGGATATGACGGTGATACGTTCTGCAGGTCATCGGCGACAGGGTTTCCGCTGGCGCAGCCGGCGATGATTGCTGCCGCTGCGATGCCAGTACTGGCGACGCCAGCCCAGGTCAGGTCGCGCTTGTTAAGTTTCATGTTCCATTTCTCCTGATTAGTTACTTAAGTACAGGCTTTCTGAGCACGATTGCCATCTTGTCTTCGGCGATGACTTGCCACCCGAGCTCTTTCGGATCGATAGCGTAGTTGCCGAGAATGATGTATGCGCCTGGGTGCATGCGATTGAGAACTGTTTTTTCCAAGTGTCTCGCCAGCTCGAGATGGACGAACGGACGGTTGAGCCATATCACGTCGGCGAGAATGTAGGGGACCTTGACTTCACGAGCGTCTGCTACGAACGCACCGCCCTTGCAGCCCTTAGACTGCAATAGCTCGTTCGCGTCTCTCACGTATTCGGGGTTATAATCGATACCTCCTGCATCGAGGCCGAATACCTTCTCGGCTATGACTAGCTTAGTGCCTGGACCGCATCCGACTTCGAGAAATTTGAGCCTTCGAGGTGCGAGAACGTCGTTGCACTTATCGATCGGATCGATATCCGTAACAACAGCGTCGAGCAGCTTGCCGAACGTGCTAATCGGGTAGGGCTTGAACATCCACGATGAACCGTCGATAGTGTTGTCGGTCGTGACGGCTTCCATTGCCAGCATCTCGTTGATCAGATTACGATGTTCGGCACTCTTGCACCAGCTGAGATCGAAGCCTGCAGCGTCTACGATACCTTCAGAACTGCCTATGTCTGCTTGGAGTCCTGGACCTAGCTCCTCGAATAGAACTTCGAACAGAGCGTTCGGGATAAACGCCCAGCAGCCGTCGATCGAGATCTTGGTGAAGTCCGCTTCTTCTTCGGTGCCCGGTTCCGTCTCGACTAGAACTGACCTAGTTCGATAGAGCATTGTTACTCCTGTTCTATGATGCGGCAGATACTGTATCCCTGCCGTCGGAAGATCTCGTTTTGTACTGCTCTGTAGAGAGGACGTTCTTCCATCCAGATAAGCGCATGTTTGTCAGTTACCTGATTGATCTCTGACTCCATAGCATCCTGTGCCATCTCGCCACCGAGTCCTGCTGCGAAGTGAAACATAGACTGAAGTACAGCTGACTGGTACCTAAAGGCATGCTTTAGCAGAAAAGCTTTCAGGTTAACGAGATGGTCGTCTTCTATGTCGACGATGCGAAGGATTTCTCGATCACCTGACTGCCAGACTTCACCCTGCTCGAGTAGCTCGTCTACATGGTAGTGTCGTTCTGGCATCTCCGTAGGCTCTCTAGTCATTGCTTCGACAAAGTTTTTCATGATCTGATCGAAGACCTGACTCGGTGTACCTTCGTAGATCATGGATCTAGATATCGAGCTGCGAACCGCTCAATAGTCATACCGCCCTGCCGAGTATCGTCAGTTACGATAACCGTTAGATCCCGGTACTCTTTCGGGTCGTCGGTCTCGGGTGCGTCCTTGCCCCAGAATGCCGAAGCTAGAGCCTTCATGAAAGCTGCTGCCGTAGGACTTGACTCGCTGACAGGGACGTAATGAACGCCGTCGATGATGACTTTGTCAGGTTTGCTCATTAGTATCCTGGTTCCTTACGACGTTCAGCTTTCTCCATAGGCACGTTCTCTTCTTCAGTAAACGCTGCGGTAGCATGCTCGATAGCCTTCATTAGACGTTCGCCTGCTGCGCGGAGTTCTTCAGCGTACTCTTCGTGGGCCTGACGTAGTGCTCTTCTGTATTCGGGTAGATTCACTGCTACATCACTTCCTATGTTCCATCAGGACGCTTTGTACTCCGATCATCGGGACTAGAAGAATATCTTCGTCTATATCGAGCCTCCACTGGACTGCTTCCGTTATTAGGTGGTCTGCTTCGATCACGTTGATATGTCCGTCATTGTACTTAATCGTTACCTTGAGTCGTTTCATAGGACTTATATTGGTACTCATTCCCCTTGAAACCATCCCTTCTGGACACCGAGATTCATCATCATGGCTGGTGTAACGAAGTGCTCGCTGCCGACTGTGCCAGGGAACATTGCCGCTTGTGCTACAGCGTCGCAGTGCTCGACCAGAGCGCTACAGTCCCACCACTTGTCGCTGTTAAATAGAGATGTGAGATCCTTGGTTAGAGAAGCCTTGAAGAGAGCTAGCATCAGAGCAGGATAGACCGCGAGGTCGTATCCTCCGCCGACTAGGTTCATGGCTGTCTTAGCTGCAACGGTACGTTGAGCTACTGTCAGCGGCTGTCCTGTAGCCCAGATGACGTTTTCTCGAGGAGCTGCGTCGTATTTAACCTTCGGCCAGCGAGCTTCAACAGTCATGCCACCGCCTACGTACATTACAGCGTGACCTGCCCAGCTCTGTGTAGCCATACGGATGACGCTAGCGAAAGGTCCGCTGCCGTGAGCTACGCCCCAGGTTCCCGCCAGTGGAGGGTAAGGAACGTTGCTGAACTGGAAGCCTTCTGGCGGTCCCTGGTAGTTACGAGTCATTACTAGGGGGTATCCTTTCCTGATTGATCATGTTCTTGTCGGTGCGGTGCTGACAAGTGCAGTTCGTGTCTATGCATGACTGATGCAGTGAGATAGCTTCTGACTCCGGATCAGGATGCTCTTCACTCGGATCCAGCTTGAAGACTTCGCCGGCTCGTCTGCAGGGGTGACAGATCATCATTACTCCTAGTGATGTAGTTCCTGAGCAATGTACGATAGCCAGAGGATGATAATGAGTAGTTCGCCGATTATGACTCCGAGTAGTAGCATGAGTGCTCCGAACTTACTCATGCGAACAGCCTGAGTCGTATATTATCGCCCAAGTCGATATCGTGCATTGAATCCGTGCGTGCGGTAGAGTCGTTCATAAGTCTGTCAGCTACTTCATGAGCTGCCTGAATCTTAAAACCTGCACGGACTAGACGTGACATTAGATTAGCCTTCTCGAAGGTTCGGGTCGGCCACTCTATAGGCGTTCCGGACCCTGCATCCTTGTGCCTTTCGAATGGTTTTAGCCATCCCATTCGATACCAGTAGTCCATTTGGCGATTCGTAATTCGTGCACGACTGCACAGTTCCTTAGATGTATAGGACATCAGTGTGCTCTCTGGTCGCCCCAGGCTAGGATATGTAGACGTGACGAGACATTGTAGCCTGCTCGAATTCCACGATCTGCTACGAACGTCATCTTGTCCTGTAGAGCCTGCGGAGTCGTGCCTTCCGGCATTACCCATATACGCCACGGAGGGATCTTGCACAGAGCTGCGATCTGGCTGATCTCGGAGAAGTCTCCAGGGTTCTTGACCACGAACTTGAAGAACGCCTTGTTCGAGCCAGCAAAGAAATTCAGGACGTCTAGGTTTCGCCTCACCCTGAGGCTGTTGCCACTAGTAGCCAGCTTAGGCGAGACGGCATATCCACCCACAGCTTCGTGTAGAAACGGGCTAGGTCTACGAATACCTGCCGTTTCTATATTCGTCTCGATACCTGCCTCTAGTAGAGTATTGACTAGTAGTCCTACAGGGTCTCCGAGAGACTCTTCAACTGTCGTCTCAGGTCTCTGCATAGACACAGGAACCTGAGCTAGTGGTTCACCACCTGATAGGACTACGAGGCTAGCCCCTGTAGCACAGAAGATAGCCTGACTAGCGACGTCGCCTACGCTCATTTCGTGGACTTCTTCGGTGTAGTCGTATACCTTGCGGCTCTGGTGGTGCGCAGCGATAGGGTCTGAGAAGGCCCATGTATAGGGTGTATCGCACCATGTACAGCGCAGCGGGCAGATTGCTAGTCGAACGAAAGCACAGCGTCGGCCCGTCGCAGGGCCTTCACCCTGGATCGTGGGCCCGAACACTTCATTTACCAGTAGCGTCTTGCTTGGCATTCAGGATCTCCCTGACTTGTTCTTCAGGTAGTTGGAATATCTTGGCTAGTTCTGACACGGTCCAGAAGTTCGAGTTAGACCTGTGCAAGGTAACTATCTCCTCGCACCATTCAGGATTGATGATCGGTTCGGCACTTCCGCATCCTGCGATAAAGGCTTGCCGCACCATATCGTATAGTTGCCCAACGGTAGAAGTTACTACAGACTGCTTATCAGGTTTGCCGAACACTTCGAGCCAGTATTCTTGGAACTTGTCTTCAGGCGACATCTTCGCCTCCGATGTCCCAGCCTGCGCGGACTATTTCGGACTCTGGAATAGGCTCGATCTTCTGCCGCTTCTTTAGGTCTACCAGAGATTCCATTCTAGGTGTCTTGCTAAGGCCCCTACGTCTGAGACGATCGATGTATTTCGAAATGCCACGGTCCGGATGCTTGCAGTTGTATTTACGACTCACGACCGCTCCCGAACATTATTATTCTTTCCTTACTTAATTATATCACGAGATCTAACAGAAATGCCAGAGGCTCCAGCAAGATCTTTTTGAGATACCGTTACTTGCCTTCATGACCTCCCTGGTATCTCTTGAGAGCTTCCGTGAAAGGATTAGGAGTCGCTATGCCGCCGTTGGAAGGAGCCTGTCGCTGCGTCGTCTTCTGACGCATTACGTCACAGGCTGTCGTGACGTGCGACCGAATAGCCTTATCGGACGGGTAGAAGTCTCCCGCAGGACCTTCAGCAGTTACCTGACCGATGATCTGAATCTGAACGTCTGCAGGTCCGCCATCCAGAAGCGCCGCGCCTCCAGGCAGAGAGGCTCTAGCGACGATAACTATGGCGTAGGCTGCAGTGAGCTTCCCGTTGACATCCCAGTTGCCGAAGACGACATCGAACCCTAGGACGTTGAGGCCTGTGCTACTTAGAGGAAGGGCTTCCTCGACGACGGTGTAGATACGGTCCTGTAGGTCTTCCATCGTTATCTGTCATCTCCTAGAATCTGGCGAAGATCTCGCCACTTACGGATATTTGTTGCTCTAACCTTTGCGTCTACAGTTTTCGGAGCATAAAAGTCGACGATTTGAACCGAGCTCTTCTGACCTTCACGGTGTAGACGATCTTCGGCTTGCTTGTTCCTGAAAGGTCCCCAGGCTCTATCAAAGAACACCATTGTGCTAGACGCTCGCTGTAGGCCATCGACACCTTCTCCTCCGGCCTTGATCGTGCCAAGAAAGAAGTCTAGCTTGCCTGCACTAAAGTTGTCTATGATTTGCTGACGAACTTTATCAGGAGTTCCGCCTGTGTAGACACCTACGCGAGCTCCGGCTGCGTCAAGCCTTGCTGCAGTCAGGTCTATCATGCCTCTGCTCTGACTGAATACAACAACTGGACTACTAACGTCAGAAGCCCAGTCTATGAAAGCATCTAGTTTGGCTGAAGGTTCTCGTAGTGCAACCTTCTTGATCGGCTTGCTGAAGCGATCAACCTTGCCAGTATCGCTGAACATTAGGGACGCTAGGGCAGCTTGCTGCAGACGTACGAGCTGTGCAAAGACGAACATACGGTTGATCCGTAGCTCTTCGTCTTCGTGCTCACCGATCCAAGCTATGAACTCACGCTTCAGCTGGTCGTATACCTTCTGCTGTCCGGCATACAAAGTAACGTGAACAGGACTGAAGACCTTCTCAGGTAGGTCGAGAACGTCTTCTTTCAGCCGACGCATATAGAACGGAGCGATAAGCGCATGAAACTCAGCGAGACGGTCTTGACGCATGCCTGTGACACGCTTATGTATCTGGTGAATTTCGTTGCCATCATCATCGATCCCAAGGAATCGGCCTTCAAACTCTTCAGTCTCGCACCAGTCCTTGACGAACAGCTTGGTAGGATCCTTTGTCGAGACGTTCGGAAACAGATCAGGACGAGCCCAGTGTAGAGGGCTCCAGAAGTCCTGAGGGCGATCGTCTGCCATGGACCCAGATAGTCCTGTTCTGTACTGCGTTCTAAGACGCTTGAACGCTTTAGTCTGCAAAGCTTTCGGACTCTTGATACGATGGATTTCATCGGCAATGATGTGAAACCAGACGATGCGTTGAAGAGGTGCCATATCCTTGATACGCAGAGCCTCGTAGTGGACTATATAATACTTAGCACGACCTAGTTGTACAGCTCGTAGGAATCTGTCTCGGTGCTTACGATCTATGACTACGATATCAGAAGCTGGTACGTTTAGGAGCTCTGCTATCTTCCTGCGCCACATTTCATGTATGCTCCACGGAGCTATAATGAGCGTTCTCATTTTTGATCCTACATGCGCGCTGCGTAGCCGTTGTTCTATCGCGATAGCTTCATGCGTCTTGCCGCAGCCCATCTCATCTGCTATCAACCGTGCAGAAATATCAGGGCTACCTAGTTTGTCAACCAGCTCTTGCTGAAACGGAAACAGCTGCACTAAGACGTCATCTCCCATGGCTCTCCCCTTCCTTCGCCGGAGTGCTTTAGCATGTAACCGAGGAAGATAACGAATACTAGGAGGACTAGAACACAGGCTCCGCAGATGGCTATAAAGAGCCAGAAGTACCAGGGCATCAAGCGCCTCCCAAGGTTTCGACTTTGACAAGCTGTCGGCGTCGTTGCGCTTCTACCGTGGTCTCGACACCTAGGAACCCATAGGCGTCCTTTTCTTCCTTGGTCAGTAGGTTGGCCCAATCAAACAAGGCCTCTTCGCAGACATGACGCCACAACGAGGGGTTCGCGCTGCAGTGTGCACACACTATAGACTCGTTGAGGTGCATGAAGACTTTAAGGTTCTCTACGTGTACCTCTTCGAGTGGAACTGTAATTGTTACAGGTCCGGTGCTAGTGAAGGGAGCCTTTGAGGTTTGGTGACTATACCGGAACCCTCTAGGAGAGAGCGGCGATATCTCGAAGAAAGGCTCTGGAAAGCACTCACCCATTAGACGTCGTCATCCATTTCAGGATGATCGCACAGAGCTTCGACCAGATCGTGTAGCCAGTTATGCATTGCTAACACCTCCCGATTATTTCGTATTTAGTATTTGGATTACTGGCCTATAGTTGAAAAGAACCTGGCTGTTTACTGAATTGCTTATACGGCTTCTTCTAGGAGTTCTTCCAGGCGCGCTTCGAGTATTTCAACGCGAGACTCCAAATCCGTGATACGTTCCTGTTGCGCCATCCATCGCTGACCACCCTGAGCAAAGGCTGCACGCGTCGGAGGCTTAATGACTAGCCACTCGCTGGGGATCCCGCGGCCTCCACGGATCTTCTGCTGTATGCAACCCATGGTTCGAAGTCTGCGCATAACCGGAGTGTAAATGCTGATCGAATAACCGCACTGCTCAAGAAGGTAGGTCGTGTAGCCACGATAGATAGCAACTCCGTCAACTCGACTCTGAGCGGCTTCGTTCATGGCGTCGTAGACCTTGCAGCACTGCTCGTACAGACGAGCGTCAACAGCTGTAGGCATTACCGCTCCTCTCTTACGTCACACTGCTCAGGTATTCTGTGAGGTACATTAAGCCTGCACATCCAGCAACCTTCGGTTGGCCTGGGAGCACCTCCCTCTGCACCGCCACGCATGAACAGGATCAGCAGAGCAGGACCGGCTTGCCTTTTCGCGATCGACCATCCATAGGAGGTGCTCCCAGGGTTATGACCGGGCTGCCAGCTGTCCACATTACGCATCTGGCAGCCCGGTGATTGAGTCGCCGGCTCGATACTAGCGCACGTGAAGGCGTGCTCTCGACTTCGGACCTTACTCAAGGGTCCTCGAGGTTGAGTATTCCTGCCGGCTACGATTGTAGATCCCGGGAGGGCTGAGCCGCTCTTGGTCTCGTCAGGGGGAAGACGGACGCACGCCGCCGGGCCGGCGCAATGCCTAGGTTGGACCTGACCTTCGTATCCTCTTGTGTGTGCCCCATTTACGGATAGTCGACCTAGGAAGGCTCTGCAGCAGAGTCGTACTGCAGAGCCTCGAGCCGAAACCTGGATTCGAACCAGTGCGTTGCGATCCGAGCGCAAACTCGGTGCTGACGTCCGACTACGTCGTCTCGGCACGACGAAGGGGACACCAGAGGTGTGGTTCAGCATAGAACGGATGTTCAAATTCATCCCACCGCTCAGCCTGCGCTTCACCTGCGTTGTCCCCTCCGTCTTTCGTCCGACTTTCGGTTCCTTTAGTCTCAAGGCATCTTGGGTTGTCCCTTGAGCCTTGGAACCTAGTAGCTGGACGCTTGGGTCCTGCTCGGGCGTGTGGTCGTCATCTGGGAGCTCCCAGACGGATCGTTGCCACTTCCCCGAGCAGGACGTTTAGTCCTGTTCGGTCGTGTCGAGCTCGCAGGTTGATCAATCCTACCCGCCGCATCCTACCGAACAGGACGTCTATTCGGCCTCGTCGAAATCTTCGTCTGCCGCAAGGTCCTCGACCGCAGCAGCGTCCTCGAGATCCGGGTCCTCAGCGGCGTCAGCAGCTTCGCCTTCCGGCTTCGCCTTAGGCTGACCAGGCTGGCGCTTCGGGCGATCCTTCCACCACTTGAGGGCGTCTTCCTCGACGAGACCGGGCCGCGTGAGCGTCTCGTTGGTGACGGAGTGTGTCTGGATCTCGTCGAACATGTTGCCGGCCTTGTCGAAGTGCTTGACAGGCATGCCGTTGGATGCCGACTTGCGTACCAGTCCGTAGACCTGCACAGGGCTCATGCTCTCGCCTGCCAGCCCGAGCTCCACCAGCTTGTGCCGGAAGGCTACAGGGGAGATGTAGCCTTCGGGGAGATCAGGCTTGCGCCTCTCCGGCTTGTCCTTCGCCTTCTTTGACTTGGTCGCCGCGGCCAGCTGCTCCTCGAGCTCGACGATTCGAGCCTTCAGCTCATCGACGGTCGGCTCGGCCTCGGTAGCTTCGTCTGTTACGAAGTCGGTCTCGGTCATCTCGGTTGTCCCTTCTTGCTCGTCCGCCGACACAGGCTGTTGAGCGGCTCTACGCCTGCTTGCCATGATCAGCTCCTGTTGTCCCTAGTCAGCTCCACATTTCTGCGTATACTAATATTATAGCTGTAGCCTCAAGGCGCTTGCAAGAGGCTACTGAGGGGAAAAATTCTTGAATTTTCGCGGACTGTGTTTGTGACTAGAGTACAGCGATAATTACGGCCATAATTATAACCAAGACTATTATCACATTGATAGACTCTTGAGCAGTCAGCTGCTGTGGTGGTCGCTTCTTGACTGGAGCCTGCTTAGGCTCCTTGACGGCTACTGTAGTGATAGGCTCTGCGTACAGGTCAGTCATTCGGTCCTTGGCGTAAGCGTGTCCTGTCCTGATAAACTCACTGCGCCACCAGTCATAGGTCTGTACTATGTTGACCTTATGCAAGTCCTCGTAGATCGCGTCCGTCGTGGTCCACACAGGACAGTTACTGCATACCTTCAGAGAACCGTTTTCAGGCCGAACTATACGACAGGTGTAGTTCGAACTTGGGCCGTGTCGATAGTTCTGGCAAGTGCCTCGGAACTTATCCTGATCTACTTCGATAGTCATGACTCATCATCGGTCTCTTCCCGCTCGAACTTGAGCAGGACGTAGGTATTGCCTGGCTGAAGGTGTCGAGATTCGTTGTTCACTTTGACCTCCAGCGGGTTCTTTGCACTATTTGGAACGGCTATAGTAGAAGCTGTCACATGGAGTCCTCGGACACGTGCAGTACGTCGCGCTAGGAGTACGAAGCTTTCAGCCATGCACCGGAAGTCCTTCTTCTCAACTAGGAGACGCTCCGTACCATCAGTCCACTCGTTCCAAGGGTAGGCTGGTGGACGACCTAGACGGACAGTGCGGTCTTCGTTCGGGTAGTAGTTAGTCATTAGTTGTTCCTTCCTTTGTAGATACCCTCAAGGCCCTGTTCAGCACCCAGAACTGAACAGGACTTTCAAGGCAACTACCGTAGTTACCTCAAGGCCCTGCCCGAGCCGCCTCGTAAGGCGTTCCCGCGCCGTACGGCTCGGACAGGACGTTCAGGCGACTAGTGTCCGCTAATGAAGTAGACGTAGCCCCAGTGTGCACCCGGCCACGGTGTGATCGAGCCTGGTCCGGTCACCGGCTGGTAGAACACGGTGTAACCGTGACCCGCCAGCAGGCCTCCGTAGACCGCTTCGTTCAGTCCGAGCTGACCGTGAACCCAGCCCTGGTGACCATTGATCGCGCCAGGCCCGACGATCGTGAAGTGATCCCACGACGGCGATCCTGACTGGACGAAGAACACGTTCTCGCGGGAACTGTTGATGCCCGCAACCGCATGCCCGTGAGACAGCCTCGGAGTGTCGTTACCGACGATCGCGCCGTCGACTTCGACCTTGAAGGTGTCGACAGCGACAGCACCCATCGTGTCCGTCGCAGTGACGGACAGTCCGCTGTACTCATCGGGTCGAGCGTTGGTAGCCACCAGGTGGCTGCCGTTCAGGGCCACACCGTTCGGTGCATTGGCCAAGGTAAAGCCTGCACCGGTTGGAGTGCTGACGAAGTCGATCGCGTCGGTTACGTTGTTGTTCGTGCCGATAAGAGTTACGTCGTCAGTTACAGCGGTCACATCGATCGCGGTGAGATGGCCAGCCACGATGACAGGCACTGCGGTCAGCATCTCGAACGCCTTGGCTACGCCGTCTGTTGCGCTCACCGTGAGACTGATGTTCTGGTTGTTGGCAGGAGTGATCACAGGAGCAGTTGGCGTGACTGTCAGCAGACCGCTCGTCTGATCGATACTGATCAGAGTACTGGGCGGAATGTTGGTCTCACTGTCAATGTGCCAGGTCAGCGAGCCGTGAGACCCGAGCCCTGCGAACTGTACACACATCACCGACGGTACCGTGAATACGCTAAACGAGCTACCGAGAAACGTAGCGGTCACAGGTGGTGTGGTCGGGCAGGTTACTGGCCCCTGCTCCCAGGCGTCCGCTGAGATTCCCGTGATCGCGTCCACGCTCTGGTGACTGGCTGTGATCTGCGTATCACCGTAGATCGGCGCAGCAGTCGCACGGTTAGCACCGAAGATGCCAGCGACGATAGCGGCGACGATCGCAATGATCGCACCTACTATCAGCTTCCTCTTCTTCCCAATCATGGATCGGGTTCCTTTCAGTTGTTACTGCAGGCGCAGGTTGCGCCCCAAACCGGGACGTCTGTCTCCAGACGCCCCGGAGTCTTGAGGACTACTGAAGGTTAGAGACCTTGTAGCGTCCATGTGTCGGTCTGAGACTTGCGAAGTTCCTGGAGTTCCCAGTTACTCTGGGCGGGGTCTGGGCCCTGCGAGTTACTCGCGCCTCTGTTCATGACATCACTGTCCAGATACTCGTCTTAGTATCCCACAGCTCCCGCATCTCCCAGCCGCTCAGCCATATAGGTTTGTCCGGCCCTGTGGGGGTGCTATCGCCGTTACTGATACTCGCGCCCTTCATATATTTCCTTCTGTTGTCTATACCGAGTTTCTCGGCACTAGCCAGTCGGGTAGCGCTGGCATGGTCTGGGTGTCCGCGAATCCATGTTCGTGAGACACCCTCACAGGCCACGGTGCCTGTGAGCCTAGCTGCATCCCTTCGTACACTTCTAGCGGTGGGATGATCTGTTGCTCCGGTTACTAGTTGGAATTCTAATATAGTTCACTTTTGACTATTAGGATACCTTAGAGGCCTCACCTCCTTCCGTTCTGGATTTGGTGATCTTTAGTTATACACATCGAGTGAGTTTCGCCTCAGCCTCTGGACCTGGGAAACTTGATGGTGAATTCGACTCGCTGACCAGGCATCCACTGCTGGACACAGAGGTCAACTAGTTCGTCGGAACATCCCCTGAGTCGCTTCCTGATGTCAGCTGCCGATCTGACAGGCTCGCCGTCAAGGCTAGCGAGCATCACCTGGAGCTCTCTGATACCAGTCTGCGGGAAGGGTTTGATCTTCAGGCCGTAGCATCCCCAAGGGTTCTCGTCGGTCCCGTTGATCCTAACGGTGATCTCGACTTCGTCGTCAGCCATTAGTTAGCCTGCTTGTATTCAGGCGCCTTGAACTCGACTGTCGGGGCGCCAACAGCTGCGTCGGCTAGCTCCTTCTCGGCTTCAACTTCGGCCTTCCGCCTCTTGGTCTTGACGATGTCGTTGCCCTCGGCACCGCAGTTGCCGCAGTGATAGAGGAAGACCATGATCTCGATTGCGGTGTTGCCGGTGAGACGTGAGACGCTCCAGGTCTTCATCTTGTCTGCTGTCGAGAGCAGAGCCTGTTCGTCCTCGTACATCTTGAACAGTTTGATGTACATGGAGATCGTTCTGGCCTTGCGATCGAACTCCGCACCGAGTTCGTCGAGCGTGAAGCCCTGCCTGTTCAGGACCATCATGATCTCGCCGAACCTGTAGGCCGCTATGAGGCCTCGGTTGTTGTTCGAGCGCAGCTGGTTAAAGCACTTGTGCGCTCCTCGGAATTCGAGCCTGATAACTCTTGCCATAGCCGGTTTCTTTCTGTGTGTGTTCGTACTAGTTCTTAATGTGCTCTAGGATCTGACGTGCACGTCCTAGAACGACCGCTACGTCTGGTGGATAAGACCCGATAGGGAGCCCATGGCGTTCGAGACCTATGATCATCGACCACATCATCCGCAGGACTGGAAGTTCGACGTCGCTGATCGGGAGATCATGGTCTTCCAGTTCGCCTCTGCCCAGCTTGACAGCCCTAGCCCAAGCTTCCCGCATGTCGACATGGTCGAACAGAGTTGAAGGGCTTTCTGCACGGGACTTACACTGGGCGCAGCCATCATGAAACAGCTGCTTTCGGTTGTAGTTCGGCTGACCTTGATGGTAGTCATGTCCCACTGCGTCTAACCTCTCTCACGACCCACTCTGCCTGAACGTCCTCAAGCAGGCGCCCTTCGAAGCGAGTCCCCGGGCCGGAGCCTTCTCGCTCGTAATTACGAGTGATAGCAGCTAGACCATCCGATATCCGAATAACCAGAGGATCGTCTGGTCTCGGAGCGTTCGGGCTGCTTACCGCTTCGTAACTCATGACACGACTTCGATCTCAGCCCAAGCTGAGTAGCCGTATTTGTTGAGCTGTCTGAAGTATCGCTCAAGGTCGACTACCGTGACCTTTTTCGGTGCTACGTAGGAGTGATTATCGTGAAGGAAGTTGTCCGAGAAGAACACCCGAATCTGGATCATTCGGCTTCGTCTTCCTCGTCAGGATCTTCGTCTACGAAGACCTGAGGCTCTTCCTTAGCTGCGCGAGCTTGTGCCCACATGTGGAAGTCGCTGGTGCTGTAGCCTCTACGATTTTCTCCGTCAAGCCACTTCTGTCGGGTCTCGATTCCGTACGGCTTGAGGATGTTGGCTATCTGTCGCGCCGCGATAATCGGGTTGTCTAGCCAGGTCGCCCACGAGATCTTGCTGTCGTGATCTCGCTGAAGCTTGAGCAGGGCAATCAGGTCGCCTGTCGGTAGGAAGATACCTTGTCCTGTGACGGACGTGACAATCCTGATGAGCTCTTCCGCAGGGCTGACCTTAGCAGTCCGTGAAATACCGAGGACTACCTCTCTGCAGGCCTGACGGATTCGAGCGCTCCAGTCTGGTCCTGCTAGGTCGCCTATCCCGATCATGACCTTCATGATCTGACGTCTGCGTGACCTAAGACCTTCAGGCATATCTGGCTGGGTATCGAGCTCTGGTCCCCGTTCTGCCAACCAGGACTGAAGGATCTCCGCGACCCTCGCTGCCTCGCCTCGGAACAGATCTGGTTCGTACTCCTGCAGGTCGACGGTGTCTGGTACCGACCTCATGTTGATCGGAATGCTCCGACTTGCTAGCGTATCAGGCAACTTGCCGATACCTGCGAACGCAGCACACACGAAGACTGGGTAACGATATGCGCTACCGCTTCTGCTTCTCAGAACGTAGCCATCCATTGTGTATCCGTTGTTGAGGATGGCTAGCTGTTCGCGGTATCTTCTGCCTTGCCCGCTTGGACCCCACATGTTGTCTGTCTCGTCGAAACAGATCGTGGGCTGCTCCTGATCGATGATCGCGTACAGCGAGGCTGGACTCGCATCCATTGTCACGACTGCGTCTTTGCCGAGAGCAGAGATCATGCGAAGGACAGTTGTCTTGCCCGCTTCCTTTGTCGGTGCCATGACTGCCAGGCGAGGAGTCGCGTAGTACGCTTGGAACACATAAGTGTGCGCGATCCAGACAGTAAGAATGTCTAGTTCGGCGTCGCTTGCGTAGACGAAACGTCCTACGAATTCACGCACGACATCTAGCGGACAGGGCTCGTTGGACGTCATTATCCTATCGAGCTCGACCGCAGCTTCATGAAGCCTAGCCGGGACCTGCTTGCTACCTTCTCTGGGAGTGAATGCAGCAGCCAGGTCCTTGGCCAGACCTTCGATCTCCTTTGTGTTAGTCACTGGTACCTCCTTTCTTCTTTCTTTCTTAATTATAAATGATGACGATAAGCAAACGCAAGGGAAAAAATCGCAAAGTTTTTGCAAACGAGACGCCGTCTGCCGGGGACAGACGGCGTCTCTATGAGAGGTTCCTCAGGCTGCTGTGGTCTGTGGCGTCTCATCCAGCTCCTCTCTATGCGCCTGTCTTTCGGCAAGTCTCTCAACGTAACCTTGAAGCCATTTGTGGAACGACACTTGATCGATCGCCCACCTACCGTCACCAGAGCGACGACGACGGAACTTACCTTGGCGTGCGTATCCGTAGAGCATCGTAGGCGCTACGGTCTTGATTTCGCCAGTCCTCGGGTGACGAATGCCCGCCTTGGCTAGCTCTCTGTTAACTAGCCCTGTGGCCGCATAAGGCGTCATTGTGAACGCTTTGAGGTCACTAGCATCTGGTGCCATTTTCCTCTCCCGAAATAATTGTTTCTTAATTTTATTATAAGGTTAAACATTAGGAAAAAGCTAGAGGCACCTCAGGCTAATTTTTCTACCGTCAAACTCGTGAAGCCCGACCGACTGGGCCGATCGGGCCTCATGAACTGACGCTAGTTCTCGTCAGGATCGCCTAGGAACTTCAGCTCCTTGGCTACTGCTATTACTCGTGTCATGGCGTCGTAGATGTTTGTATCCTGCACTAGACCAGAAGCTACCCAGAGTCGCCTTCTATCCCAAGGGTTGTAGATGCTCATGTCTCCTTCTGTGAATATCTCGAATACACAGTCGAGATATCCTATCTTGGTCTTATCGACGCCTTTCGTGATCGAGTACGTGATGTGTTCTCCGTTTACCTCGATTATATCGATACTGCTCATGATCTACTGCTCCTCGAACTGAGGGATCTGCTCGAGAAGCCACCGAGCTATGACTGCTGGGTCTTCTGTAACAGGCTCGGTGAGTTCCTTCTCCTGGTCTACACCATGAGTGCGATCCCAAGTGAACCACCAGCATCCATCGTTGCTCAGGTGGATCTCTCCGAGACCTGCTGCGACCCAGACGAATACATCGTCTGGGTCGTCGTTCTTGAATCCTGCTAGGTTAGGATCGGTTTTTCCCATCCAGTAGAGGCTATTACCTACGCCTCTTAGGAACGCTTCCGTATAATACACCCCATACACCTTCCCTTGGGTGTTCTGTGCAGATAGGGCAGTATCGTCGAGCTCCACCCGCATTCTTGATACGACGTTCGTCTTCCTTGGTGCCTTCTCGTGTTCTTGCAATAACGAACCCGAAGCCAGCTCTCAGGAAGGCATTTACGATCGCGACGCCTGAAGTTCCGTTTCGGTGATGATCGATCCGACGTTCGTTTGCGTACCAGCCCGTATAGTGCCGAGCCTGATTCCGAGCTATACCATCAGGTCCGAGGCGACCTTCGAAGTGCAACATATAGATCGTCCCGAGGTCGCTCATGACATGCCGTAAGGCCTTCTGTATCGGTGCCAAGGAGTTGGCTCTTCTGGGTCTCCACCCATTAGCTCCGACAGTAGGTTGTTGTACCCACCGATCATGTTCGTGATGAAGTCACGAACGACCATCGGCGAGCACTTGTTGCAGACGCCGCAGACCCACCAACCGTAACGCTTCGTGCGGCTCCAGCCTCGCTCGGACTTCTGCTTGCCTGGAACGCGGTGGGGTCCCTTACACCTCTGCGTAGGCTGCGCGATCAGCGCTTCTATCCTGACATCTTTCGAGGGAAGTACCGAGCACGTACCGTTGCTTTGTCCTTCGAGGACTTGACGTGCGAAATGCTCCGCAGCGTCATTGTCTCGGAACGACAAGATGACAACCCTAGACATACTCGGTCGTCCAGTCCTCTGGTAGACCGGCTTCGAGGTCGTCGAGCTCCTCCTCGGTCATCATCTTGGCGTCGCCCTGCTGTACACCGTTCTCGTCGAGTACCTTGACTTGGTATATCTTCGGACCCATGAGACAGTTCATGCAAGGGCAAGGACAGCTCTTTCCTGGGCATGCTTCGTCCATGCCATCATGTATGCACATATACTTCTCCCTTCTAGAACGCTACATCTCGTCCTGAATTGCGTCTATTACGCCTTCGACGTCGTTAATAGCGGCGTCTATCCGGTTTATTGCTTGACGCAAGCTGACAAGAGTTGCAGGGCTGCAAGACCCTACAGGGCCTCTCATCCTGTCTACAATGCGCTGGAGATTATCAAGCTCCGCCGGAATACTAGTCTTAGCACCCGACAGAGCGCTGTTCAACCTCCTGGCATAACCTATGAGTTTTACAGGTAGTACCATACTTTCTCCCTTCCGACTGATCGCCGGCGGCCAAGCGGCGGGCTGGGCGTCCCGCCGCTGACCGTCACGCGATCACTCGGCCTCGCTAGCCTCGATCTCGTCCGTCGTGACACCGTCGTCCTCGTGGCCCTCGGCGACGTCGACCTTCGCAGCCTCGTCGTCGGCGACCTTCTGGACCTGGGCCTTACCGGCACTCTTGCCCACGACGCTGGCGATGTAGTCCGTCATCCAGGCGGTGAAGGACTCCTCGTCGATCTCGATGACCGGCTTGGAGATGCCCTTCGCAGTGACCTTGGTCGCCGGACGCGTGATGAACTTGCCCTTGGAGGCGTAGGTGTACATCATCGGACCCTGGATGACCTTGTCGACGCCTGCGGCTGCGAGCGCGGCGTTGAGACGCTTGCAGGCCTGGAAAGGCGTGACCGGCGAGTAAGGCTTGGGCTTAGCCGGCTCCGTCTTGGTCTCGACCTTGTCGTCGACCTCGTCCTCGTCGTCCTCGTCGTCCTCGTCGTCAGGCTCACCAGCGTAGTCGTCCTTGTCACGAGGCTCGGTGTTCGCTTCAGCGCGCTCGGTGGCGACATCGTCGGCGTCCTCGACGGTATCGACGATCTCGACCTCGGGGGTCCCGTCGGTGACGTGACGGCGGTTACGAGTCGCAGTACGGGTAGCAGCCATTTCTGCTCTCCTTAGATTGTGGTTCGTACTAGTTCGCTTGGACCGGGTGGTCCGATCCGCCTTCGTAGCCGAAGACGAACCGCACCCGCAGGTCTTTGCGATTGCCTTTTCTTTTTATTTTACGCTGGTTCCGCTGGTGAAAGCTAGCCTCCAGTTGAAGTTTTCCCAAATAACTTCCTTACGTGTCGTACTCGCTAGCCTTAGTCGAGTCTTTACATCCGTAGCAGGAGTAGTCTACTCCTCGCGTGTCGTGACGATGCGGAGGTCTCCGCATGTAGCCTGTTGCCTGCATGACGAAGCCGTAACGTTCGTACCACGCCACTAGCTCGGCGTAGTTCAAAGAGCCTGTAGGAAAAGGCTCTAGTTGTAGAACCACTTGTTCTCTGTCAGCATCTGCGAGGATGCGTCTGAGCAAGGCAGATCCGTAACCGTTACCTCTGTTAGCATACGGGATTTTGATCCGAGCGATCGTCCAGTTCGGTGTCATCTCACTTGGCCGTACCAGATCTGCGATCCCGCGATGAGCTTTGTCGATATAACACGTTTCCACGTTAGGTCTCTCTGTGTTCGTGTTCGGGCAAGACTTCCCTGCATTCTTCGCAGAAGAAGACAGGGACTATCTGGCCGCCTATCATTCCCAGCATTACTTTCTCCCTTCCGAACCGCCTTCAGTCATCTGAAGGCGATCCGCACTGGAGATCAGTACGTGAGCGAGGGTTCGTCACCGGACAGCCCAGCCGTGATCTGCTCCTTGTCCGTAGCAGACAGCTCTTCCCACTCAGCCTTGAAGGCCGTCAAGGACTGCCCTGGGAGCTTCCCGAAGTACTTCATCGCCTTGCCAATACCACTCGGCTGCTTGGCGTCCACCATGGTTCTCCCTTCTTGGAAGGTCTTTCCTTCCGAACCATACTCGAAGTTCTGGGATTACCTCGAGTATGATTCGCAAGGGCTACCTAGACGGGTTCGTCCTTGGTAGCTGTGCAGCCCGGGAACGTACACTCGTACTCGTCGTAGTATCCGCCGAGCTTACCGCCTCCGCGACGCTTCCACTTCCACTGGTGCGCGTGCTTTTCGACCTTCTTCTTTTTCTTATCCTTACCTCCGGCTCCAGGCTGCATGGGGCATTCGCCTGGCTTATGATTCGTTCCACACGAGTTACATGTTGCCATTTTGGTTATCTCCTTCCTTCCGAGCCGCCCTCGGGAAGGGAATACCGAGGGCGACCCGCATGGAAGGACCTACTTGGTCCAGCCGTGCTGTAGGGGGGTCTGGTGGATCATGATATGCGCTCGATCTTGAACCAAGCACCAGGCTCCATGTTGTCCATCAGGAGCTTGATGACTGCCACCTGCTGGTTCGGATCGACGGTCATGGTATTGACCTGCTCCTGACCGTCGACAGGGCTGTAGATCGTGATGTTGAAGTACTTCATGACACGCCCTCAGTCCTTGGTCGAAGTTCGCCGTAGGCATTGACCCTGGTATTGATACCGTATCGGCCTCGGTCGGCGTTTGGTCCACCCTCAGACATGAAAGGTTTTATAGGTGTTGGAACCTCTAGACGTGGACCGTCTCCGAAGAATTCACGTGCAATGTCCAAGGCTTTTGTCTGGAGCTCTTCTACAGTGTCTCCGTAGACGGTAACAGGAACTGAACCGATAAAAGGCTCAGCTTTCTTGAGTGGCCACATGACTACAGGTACCACTCGCGCAGGTCGATCGACACCGCATTGCCCTTGCGAACGATCGAAATGCGGAACTCGTTAGCTCCTGCCGGGAAGCCGACGAACTTGCGCTCGCCGTACTTCTCGTCGTCGCCGTCGACCTTCTTGGTGAAGCCGTAATCGTCGAGCTCCTTCCAGAAGCTCGCGACGTCGTCGGCCTCATTCCAGAGGGTCCGGACGATCTCCGTCTTCTCGGCGATGAAGACGAGAAGATCGGTCGTGGCGGACAGGCGGATGCCTCTGGGAGCTGGCTTCCTGGCCTGCGCGGTGTCGTTGCCGGTGCTCTTCATTTTTTCGGTCTCCTCGACCCTTGACCGGACGTTACCGGTGTACCTAACCTAGTGTTAGGCGAACGTGCTGAAGCTGGGCGATTCAGCACGAACGTCCATCACCAGTCGTGAAGGCAGAGTGGGCAAAACCCGATGTCGTCTACCGTATCACCTTTCAGGACCACGATCGAGTTCGGAAGGATCTGACCTTCTTCACCGACTTGCTTAAGCATCTCCCGGAAGGCTTCCCTGACGGCCTCGTCGCTCGGGTAGCTATGCTTGCACTCGAAGCACACTCTTCCGTCGGGTGTGACCATCTCTTCGACCCCGTGGATCGCGCACAACGAGTACAGGTTGTGCACGTACAGGAAGAAGTCCTGCACGCGCTTTACAGGTTCCATCCTAGGAACTTCGAGTTCGTGTTCCTTCGCTTCCTCGACGTATTCTTTCCAGAATTTGTCCAGGAGCGCCTTGGCTTCCTCGAATTCGTCCATCAGAAGCTTCGATACATAATCAGTTTGTCTCCGGAAAGGAGTTCGAAGATCTCGCCATCGACTAGGTCGATGAACGAATGATCGTACTTAAGAGCGTACTGACCCTCGTTCAAAGGCGTCTGCGCGAGTGCACCGTAGGACGTTACCCAGAAAGCTACGCTTCTCGAGATCGGATACGGCATGTACGGATGAGTGTGAAGCTTGTCGGCATAGATCTTGGTCATATCGCCGAGTAGGCCTTCCTTATCGTCGAAGGCGGCCGCTAGAGCCATAGCCGCGACGTGGAAGTCTCCCCATCGGACCTTTACCGACTCGCCGTCCCTGATAACCTGCGTATTGAGAGGCATGTTACTCTCCGTTACAGATTCTCGAAGAACGCGTTCATCTTGTCGGACGCAAGCAGTTCGTCTACCTGGCGTGCCTCGAAGATCTCGCAGGCTCTCTGGACGGTATCTTTGGTGTATCCATCAGGTTCGTCCATGATCTTCTCAAGGAACTCGACGGCTGAAGCCTTAAGAGCTTCCGTGCTGATCCATGTCTTACCTATCATTTCGTTCCCCTTCTAGAGGATCTTCCCTCCAGACCGTGCTCCAGAACAGGGGTGGTGAACTGGAGCACGGACTGCAAGGAAGGTACCCAAGAGCAAACGTTGTTTCTTTTTATTATATTGCATATCCTATTGTAAAAGCTAGTCTCCAAAAGCAAGATCTTTTTGGCCTTCCTGATTCTGGCGACCACGGCAAGGTACGCCCTCGCGGAACGTACCTCACCGTAGTGGTCAGGGCATTCTGTCTCGCATCTCGGTTAGTTGGTCTCCTGGTGTGGTGAATACTTCGTCGTCACCGAGGAACCTCACGGCGTAAGTGTCGTCGTCGAGGACTTCATCGATCTGGACAGGAGCCGAGAGTGCCTCGACGTCCTTGACGTGGTAGATCGCCTTGTCGCCGGCCTTGAGGTCAAGCATCTTCCGCATCCTTCTCGATCTTGTTCCGGAGGTCCTCCCTGATGAGATCCTCCAGTTCCGAAGCTTCGCCTTTCGGCAAGGCGAAGATAGCGTCACGTACTTTCGCGTACGCGTTAGCTGTCACCATGCATATTGAGTGGTACGCACCGTCTTCGAACTGAATGACAATGTGAGCGACGGTACCGCCGAAATCCACAGGTTCGTCGATACCGCACCAGTTACACTCCAGCGGCTTGGTCATCTTCGGTATTCCCTTCGACTTCTTCCTTAGCAAGATACTCGTGCTCGGGGCAGAGTATCCAGCGTGTCGTGAGCGGAATTCGCAGTCCGCCGATTTCTAGGGTCGCACTTTCGAGCTGATCGTAGTACCAGAACATTCCGTCTGGGTGAGCTGCTTCGATCCAGCTCGGAAAGTGTTCGGCATCGTCGATGAAGCAGTGCGGACCAGACCGAGGTCCGGCCCAGCACGCCTTGATTACGGCGACCTTCTCCTCTGGTGTCTTCATTTGTTTCCTTCCCTTCGAACTGACGTCCGCGACGACGATCGAACCGTAGCTCGATCGCCATCGTGATCGTCAGTGAGGCGAGTCCCACATGTCTTCGTACTCTCCCTGCTCCTCAGGAGTCCAGCGTTCGTGCTTACCGCGTGCCTCTTCCACTCGCGCATCCTTGAAGTTCTGGGCGATGCGGTCGTCCGTCAGAACCATGTGGACGATCTCGGCGTAAGGCTCGAACATCCCGCCGAGCCTGTGTGCGTCCTGAATCTCGTGGACAACGTCCGCGAGAACCTTAAGGACCTTACGTCGGTCCTCAGGCGTAAACTCGCGTGCGCCCTCGAGAGCGTTGAACTGGATTCCCATGGCATTTCCTTCCTGAACACATGGACCTGTCTGAAGACGAGAGCACTCGTCTGTAATCTTGCAGCCTGGGTATCCACACCACCAAGGCTGTTCATTATCTAGCATGCGGCGAATTTGGCCGTATCAAAGATGTCGCGGTGGTTCTTGGCGATCCAGTAAAGCATGTCGTCCTTGATCGATTCGTCAGTGTTTTTGATGAACTCGTCAGCTTCGATCAGGTGCTGAGGCCTATTGTCCACTGGTACTTCCTTCCTCGAACACCAGCTTGGCGTCCGCGACAGTCGATCGAATCTGGGCAATCGATCGACCATCGTGAACGTCAGGCCTGCTGGTTCCTGCAGGCCTCGTCCATTTCTTTCATGCCTTCCACGGCCAGAAGGATTCCTCCGTATGCGAACTCCCACCGGAGCAGGAGTTCGCGGAGCCAGCGCTTCATGTGAGCCACAAGACGCAGTTGACACACCTGTACTCACAGGGATCCAGACCGATACCGATCCAGTTGAACATCTTGCACGTTCTGCACATGTGTGCGAATTCGGCTGCCTGTCCGTACTCTTCTGCCACGATTCGGAGATCGGTGGTGATCGAGTCACCTTCGGTGTTCACGAACGTGACCTTGTGGAATACAGCGATCACGTCGCCTTGTCCGTAGGTCGTGTCGGGATAGTCGATCTCTTCGACCTTGACTTCGTCAGGGATTTGTGCGGTCATCTTTCCTGATCCGTTCCTTGATGTAGCTGAACAGTTCCTTGAAGTCTCGCTGCCTGAAGATCAGGTCGATCATGTACGACTTCGGCATCCAGTAGGTCACGACGTACGCCGTACCTTCCGGCCAGTCGTCGAAGTCGTCCTGTTCGGCCATCAGCGTCCGAAATTCGTCTGCGAACGCTTCCGCGTTCTTGCGACCCGAGACGTACCACTGCATGTCTCGAACGCTGAAGCCGCCTCCTGCGTCCTCTGGGTACTGATCGCCGTAAGCTGCTGCGATCAGGTAGAAGTCTTCGTCGCTGAGACGAGAGTCGAATGGGTATCCGACATCTATGCAGTATCTCATTTTGGTCCTTCCCTTCTCGGACTTGACGTCCGTGGCAGCCGATCGAGTAGGTACTCGATCGGCCACCATGAATATCAGTCTTCGAGGATCCCGAACAGCACGCGCATCATGATCTGCACAGGACCTTCAGAGAAAGGTATCGGAGGACACTCGATCGTGCCTGCGCGAGCATGAACGACATCGCCGTCCATGTTTTCCTGAACGCGTGCGCCGCACTCTTCACACACGCTCATGTCAGCGACCTTACGATCCAGATCTCGAACGCGCCGTAGCAGTCATCCCAGGGCGTGACGTAGTGTGCCGTGCTTAGTCCGGTACCTCGTGACAGGTAATGAGTCCACACAAGAGGTGGCAGGGTGCCTTGTGCCAGGTGGTTAGCTTGAGTCTGGCACCATTCCTTGCCGGCATCGACGTCGTCGACGATTCCGACAGGCTTGGCGCCGAGATCGTTTTCGCACCACATAACGATAACGGTGCTCATGGCTTCTTGGCCCTTTCATCCGTGAGACGAAGCGCCTTGGCAGCCTCTCGGAATCCGTTCATTGCTTCCGTAAGAGACGAGTAAGGCTGCTCGGAGAGCCGAACATCGCAGCTCGCATCTCTGGTGATCTCGTCTCTGCGGAAGATCCACCATCGCTTGCTGGTGTCGTCGGACCGCAAGTAGTACTCGGTGTTCCCCTTCCAGCAGTACAGGGTGTGGTTGTAGATGCGACTCCACGAGTCTGCGCGCTGTCGAGTGAAGTCGACGCCGTAAGGAGGAATTGCTCCGGTCATGGTCTTTTCCCTTCTAACTAGACCGCGCGGCACATCGAACGAATTCGATGTACCACGCCGCTTAGTCAGATCGGCTAGACGTCGAACACACAATCGAGTTCGTACAAGCAGTTCCAGATTTCGGCGAGCGAGTGATACAGAAACTGTAGGTCCTCGGTTGCGGTGTACCGCTTGTCAGGCAAGTCGCTGTCAGGCGGAATCTGTCCCATGGCCCACGTGACCTGACTGTATGTCAGGTTCACAGCCTCGTACCCCATGTACTTGTAGACATCGGCCTGAAGCTCCTGTGACTTCTTCAGGAGTCTAACCCTGACCTCCTCGTATCTATTACGGTCGAACACGAAGCGCTTGCGCTCGTCCTCGTAGGTCTCCGGCTTACCCGGAATCGGGTCCATGTACAGTCCGGACCACATCTGCGTACAGATGTCCAACTCGAACGTTGCCGTTCCGTGCTTGTGCTTCTTGACCAACGTCGTGGTCATGATTCTCCCTTCTTGATCCTGAACGGATCAGGCGGCGCACCGAGGTTCTGGGTTCCTCGGTGCACCACCTCACTCGTTCAGATCAGCAGGTACCTGAATGCGTGATGGTGTTGGTGACCGTACCCTTCTTGCTGACGGAGTGGCGCCACTCGGTCTTGGTCCAGCACGCCACGGTGGCGTTCTTAATCCAGTAGAACGTGGACGTAGCGCCGGTGTACGAGTCACTGTAGCCGCGTTCGGTCTCGGTGTAGACCTTGCCGCACCCGACCTTGTGCATCGTGTACCCCGACACGGTACCCTTCGCCGACACGGAGTAGTGATGCGTGGTCTCGTTCACGCACGTCGTGGCCGACGCCTGCGCGGTGCTCGTGAACGCGATCGCGCTTCCGGCGACAGCAGCGAAGGTAGCTCCGGTGGCGATGATGCTGCGGATCCTCATGACAGTTCCCTTCTGGGTTCCTTTTTGATCGGACTGAATGTCCGCGACAACTGATCGAATCGAACTCGATCAGTCATCGTGATCGTTCAGGCGTGAAGCTCTTCGGCGTTCGTTACTCCGGGAGCGATCGTCAGGCGCCCGACAGATGCAGACATGTACGTTACAGAATCGAACTCGACGCGAACGACCTTGCTGTAGGCAGGCTCGGTGTCCGTCGCCGCTACGAACATCGTAATGATTACTTCGTTCATTGTTCCGTTTCTCCCTTCGGGTTAGGTACCCGCAACGACCGACCGTAACCGATCATTGTGGGAACCTAACTAGCTCCCTGTTGCGCTTGCTGCTAGAAACTTTGTTCCGCTGTGAGCGCTCCTAGTTTTGCTGCTAGGATTCCGGGTTTGCTGCTAGGATTCCGGACGTATTTAGTTGCTGTTTTTTTTTTTAGCAGGCTCGGAACGACTTGCTGCTGTGCGTACGATTCTCAGGTGAATCCGTAAACTGCGTTCCCGGCTTAGCAACTTTGGCTTCGTTGTACTGATTCGGCGCTTGATAGATAGCCTTAACGATACTACGAGGTCCGGTCAAGCCTCGTGTCGGAACTCGATCTGAGTGACGCTTCGAATCACGTCTTGCCGGAATCTCACTTTGCTTCAGGTCTCGTGGCCGAATCTTAACTTCTTCGGTTTCGGCTCTGATCATGCTGTCGAGAGCAAATAGCGCTGCCTGCAACGCTTTCGCGTCCATGACTAGTTCAGGCCTCTCTTCGTAATTTCGGCTTGAATCATTTCGTGTACTTCATTGTCCGGTTCGAGTACGGCTGCATCTAGCAGGTAATCGTCTTCGGAACTTTCGATCATGAACTGATAAAGTGACTTTTTGAATTGGTCCATGAACTTCTCCTCGTTCCGTATTTACTTAGGTGACTACTTTTAGTAGTTTTTTCTTTTATTATATCACAGGTACGATTGTGAAATCTAGTCGCTAGACGAAAGATTTCTGGGCTCACTTTTTTGTAGCCTACTCGCAGTTGCTACAGGTACCTGTGAGCGGAAGCTGCTCGTTACAGGTTGGACAGATCTTCTTGTTGCGGACCTTGCGTTGCGGCTCTCTCTTCTCGCATTCAGGTCTGTCGCAAGGTCCGTGACAATAGCAGTGGCATACGATTGCATGGAGCCCGATTGCTACGAACTCGTCGCAAGCAGCTCCGTGTTCATCTTGCTTGCATGAGTACGAAATCAGTACATACCCTGCTCGGTTTTTGTGTGCCGACATTTTTGCGGAGTCAGGACTTCAGGTCCGCTATGACTACGATGACGAAGAGAACAGCTAGGGCGATGAAGGTGTAGTACATTCCGTTCACGGTATTGCTCCCTTTCTCAATTCGGTAACACCTAGTTACCTGCGCGACGCAGGAGCCGAAGCTCCTGCCTCACGCTCCGGACTAGCTGTTCTTGGCGTTGAACTCTCGCATCCAGCTGTAGAAGGATTCGACATCGACTTGCTTTCGGCCATCGGCTCCTTCGGTAATTCCGAACTTGTCTTTGCGTGCGTACGAATAGATCATCTGAGGCGAAACTTCTTTGAGTCCGAGTAGCGCTCGCTCTTCGTTCATGACTTTCGCTGCCTGAAACGGAGTGAAAACGTACTCTCGCTTCGGCTGCTTCGGCTTCGACTGCTTCGCGTTCCGGAGCTCGTTGAGTTCCCTCTGCGCCGCTTCGAGAGCGAGTCGGTAGTCTTCGATCGTCGCTGATTCGGTTGAGATTGCGTACATGATGCTTCCCTTCTATGTAGGCCCTGAGTGGCCTGAACGATGCTGAACTATGAGTTCAGTATCATTCTAGTAACTCAGATCCTGTTTTTTTTTTCAGTCGCATTCTATACATGTTCCGTTAACTGATAGTTTGATGAAATGTACAGGACAAGACTTAGTCTTGTAGTTTCCGGAGAATTTGAGATCTGCTGCAGCATCTGCTGCTGCTGAATTGAATTTTCTAGGTTCTGATTTGAGATGTACGAGATGTTGAGTTCTTTCGTAACGATGAGTTGTTGAGTACTGATCTTTTTGAGATTGAAGCATGTTTATCTCCTGATAATAGTAGTTATTATTTTATTAAGTTGTTTAGTAAGTTGTTTAGTAAGTTGTTTAGTAATTTTGTTTGTTTTTTTTTTTTTTTTTTTATTTTATTTTTTTATTTTTATTTTTTGTTTTCGCATTTTTCTTTTTCTTTTTCTTTTTCTTTCTTTTTTTTTTTTTCTTTTTTTTTTTTTT